CGCGATGAACTCGTTCTTCCAGACTGGCTACTTCGTCATCAATGAAGCCGACAATAAGGCCTTCATCGACCAAGTGTGGCCAGACGCCAAGTGGGGCTACTATAACGGCACCCAGAGCGCGCAGTTGAATATGACGTTCTACACCGATGACTATGCAGGACAGACACCCATATCCTATGGCCCGTTCACATTGACGCAAAGCACCACGTTTATTTCTCCCAGGCTTCGTGGTCGCCTTGTGTCAATAAACGTAGGAAGTAATGACGTCGATAGCTTTTGGAGAATAGGGAATATCAGATACCGCTTCCAAGCAGACGGAAAGTATTAAATGGCATCTTTAGACGATTTACTTACAGCCACAAAGAACGTAGTAACTGCACTCAACAGTGAAGCGCAGACGACTATTAATTTAGCTGGTGCGCGTAACTCTCTTTCACTTGCTGGTGCCACTACAAAGCTTGTATCTGACGTTCCTGGCCGCGTTTGTGTTGTGAGTATTATTGTGGCTGGGTCTTCCACGGGAACAATTTATGATGCATCGAATACGGCAACGGCGACATCAGCAAGAGCGATTGCGACAATTCCAAATACTGTCGGCGTTTTTACTCTCAATTTCCCTGTCGCTTATGGTATTGTAGTTACTACCGGGACCGGCATGACCGCCGCCATCAGCTATTCTTGAATGGAGGACTGAATGCCGCTCACGAAGGGTAAGTCGCAGGCGACGATCAGCCACAACATCCACGAAATGGTGCATGCCGGCCACCCGCAGGATCAGGCGGTTGCGGCGGCGTTGAATGTGGCGCGTAAGATGCGTGGGACTGGTGGGAATGTCGATTCATCTATGACCGGACCCATTTTTCATACAACTAATGCACCAATAGAAAAATTATCTGATTTTGATATGTCTAAAGCAAACCCAAATAGCGTTTTGGGTCCAGCATTATACGCAACATTGGAAGGAACTTGGAACCCAAGTCACCTTTCGTCGGGAAAAACGCTTTCTGGCTATGTTAATGGTAAAGTAATTGATCTCTCTCGACCATTATCTAAAAATGAACTTACTCCTATATCGAATATGCTAGGTCGTCAGGTTGATGCTGTTCCACTTCTAACTTTAGAAAAAAGATATGGAAGTGTAGCCGAAGGGTTAAAAAAAGCAGGATATTCTGCCGCAATACATGAAGGGCCTGGGCGCACCGGAAAACACATTGCTGTTTTTGACACTTCTCATATTGTTGATTCTGACCGCGTCCCTCGCGCAACCGGCGGCGGTCTTTACGCAAACATCCACGCCAAACAAGAACGCATCGCACACGGTTCACATGAACACATGCGCAAGCCTGGGAGCCAGGGCGCTCCTACGGCAAAAGCATTTGAACAATCCGAACGAACGGCAAGGCTTGATGGCGGCGAACTAACCACCACGACTTCCACGGTCGGCTTCAATCCTAAGATGTCTCCTCACCTGCATACAGGGCCGATCCATAGCAGTGTGGCCGGTCGCACCGATCACCTGCCGATGCATGTCCCGTCAGGATCATACGTCATCCCAGCCGACATCGTCAGTGCGATGGGCGAGGGGAACACTATGGCTGGTTTTAAGCAGGTGAAGCGCATCTTTGGCGGGATGCCATACGGTGGCGGTTCTATGCCGTATGGTCAGTCTAGCGGTCCATATGGGGCTGTAATGCCGCACCGTGCCGCTGGTGGTCAAAATGATGGAGGAGCCGTCCCCATTGTCGCTGCTGGCGGCGAATATGTCCTGGCTCCCCATGAGGTTGCTTGGGCAGGTGACGGCGACATGGATTCTGGTCATCGGGTTTTGGATGATTGGATTAAGCGTATGCGAGCGAAGACAATCAAGACTTTGCAAAAGTTACCCGGACCAAAAAAAGACTGATTAGGAACGTGATATGAACGATAAAAATTTTGCAGTAAAAGTTGCTAACATGAGCCACCTTGATCAGGTGATGTCTCTTGCTATGCTCTCCCTAAAAGAAACTGGTATTTTTGAAGTAAATGAACAAAAAGTCTACAAGACAGTTTACAGCGCGCTCAATAAACAAAGCGGGATTTGCGGCATTGCTATGGGCGATGATGGTAGCGCCCAGGGTTTTGTTCTTTTAGATATTAGTGAAACATGGTATTCAACATACAATGTGCTTATTGAGCGCGAAGTTTTTGTTCACCCTGACTTCAGAGGGTCAAAAGGCGGTCGAGCAAGGTCTTTGTGTGAGTTTGCCAAAAAGATAGCCGATTCACTATCAATACCTCTTTATGTTGGACTTGAATCCAAAGATAAAGCTGAAGCAAAAGTCCGTCTATACGAACGTCAATTCGGTAAGTCTACCGGGTCTTTTTTCTTGTATGGAGCCGACCACTCCAAGCCTAATGATGCAGTGGAGCATTGACGTATGTCTAACCCGTTTCTGCAGCCTGTTACTTCTACTTCGACCACGAGCATCCCCCAGCAGGTTGCGGCGAACTACAACACTGCCGTAACTAACGCTGCCACCGCCGCCGGCACACCATTCCAGTCATATTCATCCGACCCCAATGCCTTTGTCGCCGGTCTAAACAACACCCAGCAGGCCGGTATTGCCAATACCAACGCTGCCGCCGGTCAGGCGCAGCCATATTATCAAGCGGCCACTGGCGCTCTTGCGACTGGCATGGGGCAAGCCCAACCCTTTATTTATGGTGCCGCGAACACGCTGGGTCAGGCCCAGGGTATCGGTGCCGGACTTAATCAGGCTGCTGCATATGGATATGCCGGCGCACCCGGCGCTGCTGACCCATATAACCAAGCCGCAGGCGCTTCGTATAGTGCCGGTCTTGCTGCCGGCATGCCCATGAATGCCATGAGCGCCCAAAATGTCGGGCAAGCCCAGCAACAGGGTTCTATGGCTAACATGGCCGCTATGGGCCAGTATGGGCAGGCTCAACAGGCTGTGTCGCCATACAACCAAGCAGCAGGCGCTTCGTATAGTGCTGGCCTAGCTGCCGGCATGCCCATGAATGCCATGAGCGCCCAAAATGTCGGGCAAGCCCAGCAACAGGGTTCTATGGCTAACATGGCTGCTATGGGCCAGTATGGACAGGCTCAACAGGCTGTATCTCCATACAACCAAGCAGCAGGCGCTTCGTATAGTGCCGGACTAGCTGCCGGCATGCCGATGAATGCTATGAGCGCCCAAAATGTCGGGCAGGCTCAACAGCAAGGTTCAATGGCTAATATGGCTGCTATGGGCCAGTATGGGCAGGCTCAACAGGCTGTGTCGCCATACAATCAGGCGGCTGGTTCTGCTTATAGTGCCGGCATAGAAGCTGCCAATCCTTATACCTATGGCGGTGGACAGGCAGTCAATGCCCAGCAGATCGGTGGGCAGCAGATCGGCCAGTTTATGTCGCCGTTCCTCGGCTCGGCATACAATTCGATGTTGGCCGGCGAAAACATGCAGAACGCCCAACAGGCGTCCGGCCTGCAAGGTAATTCCATCCAGGCTGGTGCATTCGGCGGTGATCGCGCTGGCATTGCCCAGGCAAATCTTGCCTATCAGCAGAATTTAGCCAACTCGCAAACAAACGCCAATTTCCTTAATACCGGATACAATCAGGCACTTACGGCGGCACAGCAGCAACAGGGTGTAAATCTCTCCGCACAGCAGGCAAATCGCGCCGCGTTGCAGACGACAGGCCAGAACCTATACAACCAATACACCGGAACCGGTCAGGCGTTGTCTAATCTTGGTCAAAATATCTTCGGTCAAGGAACGGCAGTTGCCCAAGGCGTCGGCGCTCTTGGTCAGCAGCAATATGCCCAAGGTATGGGTGCTGCGGCACAACAGGCTGCTCTCGGCAACCAAGCATACAATCAATACACTGGGACAGGTCAGGCGCTTTCTAATCTTGGACAGAACGTATTCGGTCAAGGGACGACCGTTGCGCAAGGTATCGGCAACCTTGGTCAGCAGCAGTATGCCCAAGGCATGGGTGCGGCTGCACAACAGGCTGCTCTCGGCAATCAGGCTTACAACCAATATACCGGAACCGGACAGGCGCTTTCTAATCTGGGTCAGAACGTATTCGGTCAAGGGACCACTGTCGCACAGGGTGTCGGCGCTCTTGGTCAGCAACAGTATGCTCAAGGCATGGGCGCGGCTGCACAGCAGGCTGCCCTCGGCAATCAGGCTTACAACCAATACACCGGCACCGGTCAAGCTTTGGCTGGCCTCGGTCAGAACGTTTACGGTCAACAAACAGGTGCCGCACAGGGCCTTGCCGGCGTAGGCAATCAGGCGTTCACGCAGGGTGCCACTACGGCGGCGCAGCAGGCTGCTCTTGGCAATCAGTTGTATGGCATGGGGACCGGTGCTTCGCAGCAGCTTGCTGCCCTAGGGACGGGCGCTCAGGGTGCTGCATTGCAGGGTGCGCAGGCACAGATGGGCGCAGGTCAAGTCGCTCAACAGACGCAGCAAGCCGGCCTTACCGCCCTATACAATCAGTTCCTGCAACAGCAGGCATACCCATTCCAGACGTCGCAATTCTACACCAATGCCGTTGGTTCCCTGGGTCCGTTGTATGGCGCTACGACGACAACGACCCAGCCAATGTCGATCTTTGGCAATGCACGCGGCGGTTCGGTGCGTTCAAAATACGCATCCGGTGGCCTGATCCCGTCGAGCATGGGTGGCGCGGTTGGCGAAGAACATGCCGGCGAAGGGTTTGCATATGGTGGCACCCCTGATGTTATGAGCGCCATTCAGGCGATTTATAACCCGACCGGAACCGCCTCATATGGCCTTGCTCCTTCCAGCGCAGCCTGGGGTGATATTTTCAATACGCTAGGCAGCCAAACCGTTGCCAAACCGTCCGCAAGCCAGATGTTGTCTGATTATTCGCTGTTAAACCCGGCTGCCCTACGCGCACCGCCGGCCACATCCTCGTCTGGCACGACTACGTCGTCTGCTCCGACGACCACGTCTAGCATCCCATATATGAGCGCGACGTCTACCGGCCTTGGTGCCGGTGAGCTTGGTGGTATGGGTGGGCCGAACACCGGGACTGGTGCTTCTGTCGGGACAGGCTCCTTCATGGGCGACGTTAAGGGGCTGGGCGCGGCGCTCGATAACATTGCAACTGGTGGTAGCGGTTGGGGGCCGGGCGTCAGCGCGAACGATGGCGCTGTAATGGAAGCGGCTATGGAGAGCGCTCACGATAGCGTTAGCCCATCCCAAAGCGACAGCGGAAATCCTAACGTTGGATCGTCGGGCGGCGTTTATGCCAACGGCGGTCGCATCCACCGCGCTTACGGCGGCACCGCTTCTCAAGAAGAGTCCGAACCAAGGAACGGCGGCGCAGGACCAGATGAACGCAATAGCGGTGGTCGCGTAGGTAAATACTACGGCGGCGCGGCGTCCGGCCTTGGTTTGTCTTTGCAGCAAATTTCCGACATTCAGGCGATGATGCAGGCGAATAATGGCCTTCTGCCGGGCATGCCGGCTGGCTATCAGCCCATGACCAGCATGAATGCACAACCCGGTCATGGTCTTGCTGGCATCAATATGCAGGCTCATCCTAGCCAGATCATGCGCGGCCCATTCATTCAGCAACCGAACAACACCTCTGTCGTCGGTGGACTGACCCATGGCGTCAACGATCTGAAGGCGCTTCAGAACGACTATAATTTCTTTGCCGGCGACAACAGCAACACGCAGTCGAGTAACACACAGTCGAACAGTAGCAACCCAGGTCTTTTGTCCACCATTGGCTCTGCTCTTGGGTTTGCCTCTGGCGGTCTTGCTGGCCGTGGGCACTACGCCAACGCAGGAAGCGTTTACACGTCTGCTGGGCAAGAAGCCGCCATCCCTGACTATAATTCCGACATCGACTTTAATATCCCTGACGTTCCGTTTAACCCGCCGCAGATTCAGCAGCCGCAGCAATCCAGCGGGTCCAAGGGCGGCAGCGGGGGCGGCCTTGGTGATTTATTGAAACTTGCTGGCCTTATCGGCTCCGTTTTTAAGGATGGTGGGTCCGTTGATGGTCGAAAGGGGTATGCCCTAATCGGAAGCGTCGGCACTAATGACGCAACAACCGATAATTCCGACACCTATCAACCAGACCCGGAAAATCAAAGCATTTTTGGGCGCTGGTTGAATCCGCAAAAAAGTGCAACTGGGTTATCTCCCAGCGCCGTCAATGAAATCGTTTCGGACTTGAGCGCGAAAACTCCTGAACAGGCTCCATATTCCAATGACCTTTCCCCTGGAAATCAGACGCAACCCATCACTGGCGACACGCTGAATGACCGCGTGGATGTCATGCGAGGCAATTACGATGCCCGTATGCAAGCTGCCATTCAGGCGGCTCAATCTATTGCTGGCGGTCCAAATGCAGACAATGCTCGGCCTTCTGTTCCTGCGCCGTTTGTGCCTACCGACACCAACACAGACACTAATACAGATCAAAGATTAAAAGACATTATTTCTCGTGGTAATGCCAACGCAGACGCATCAACTCCTGAAGCGGTTAAGAAAACTATTACAGAAGCCGCTGCTAAACGAGGCATCCCAATCAATTTAGCGCTCGCCATGTTTAACCAAGAAAGTTCTTTTGATCCAAATTTGACGGGCGGAGCCGAAGAAATTGGATTGGGTCAAATTCGGCCCAGCACCGCGCGAAATCCCGGATATGGAATGACAGGAGTTGATCCCGCAACCTTGGTTGGGTCAGAAAATATTGATAACAATGTAAATTTTGCATTGGATTATCTTAAAGCCAAAGGGTTGGCTGGCGGCGCTTCAAACTTGAATGATCCCACTCAACGTCGAACGGCTTTAGCGGCATATAATGGTGGTGGAGACCCGAATTACGTCCAGCATGTCATGTCACGCATGAATGATGGTAACGGTAATGTTGTAGGGGGAAGTGATGGCGGTGGCGGTGGCGAGACTTCTGGCTTAGGTAGAGGTTCTATTTCTACTGACCAATCACAATCCGCTGGCTTGATCCCGCCGAACGGAAGCCCATACCAGCAAATGCAAGCGCAGCCTTTGAATTGGTTCCAGCGCAATCAAGATGTTCTCGGCGGAGTTGCTGGTGCAATCGGTGGCATGCGCGGCGCTCGCAACCCCATAGCCGCCATCCTGGGTGCCGTTGGTGGTGGAGCGTCGGGCTTCAATGCTGGACAAAAAGCTCTTGCAGATCAAGCGACAAGCGAAGCCGCGCGGAACCTTGCCGAAAGTCAAGCGGGTAGCCAACGTCAAACGGTTGCCAAGAGCCAACAAGATATGCTTAAACAACAACAAGAAATTACACAAAAAGCGTTCTTTCAAACTCCAAACCTCATTCCGATGGTTATGTTGCGTAATGGAGCGATTATTAATCAAGCTGAATGGTATCAACGGGGCAGGCCTCCGGTTTTTGGTGAGCCTGCGGGGGCAATTGTTTCATCTGTTGTCGATCCCTCCGCCGCGCCGCCTGTAGCTTCCTCCGCCGCGCCGCCTGTAGCTTCCTCCGCCGCGCCGCCTGTAGCTTCCTCCGCCGCGCCGCCTGTAGCTTCCTCCGCCGCGCCTGTAGCTCCCCCCGCCGCGCTTGTAGCTCCCCCCGCCGCGCCGCCTGTAGCTTCCTCCGTCACGCCGCCTGCCGGCACCACACCCAGGATATCAACAACCGCAGAAACGCCACAAACTTATACATATACTCCCGTCATTGGAAATGGCGGCAAAGCGCAAATTGCGCAAGAAGTAAGCACATACCAAGCTTCTGGCATGCCACCTCCCGAGCCGTTGAAAGCTTATCAAGACACATTAGCGGCCAATTCCGCTCAAGCTATAAAACAAAAGCAGCAACTCCTTGAGCTTGCCGGGACATTGGTGCGGCCAGAAGGATTCCTTTCTACAGGCTCATTAGCTCCAACTACTCAAAACTTAGCTGCTGTTGCAAACTCAATTTTGGATATTGTTGGCATTAAACACGAAGCACTTTCAGAAAGCGTAAATTCCGCCCAACTTGGTGAAAAAATTTCAAAAGCTTTGGTTGCGGCCAAAGCAAGTGGAATGAACGAACGCGCTGTTTCTGCTTTAAGCAATCTTTCGGAAGGCATGGCAAATAGTACATTAAATTCTGGAACGGTCAAAAGCATAATTGCAGACCTTTTGGTTTCCAATCAAAGAGATATAGACATTAATGCTTATGCTAAAAATTACCGTGCCATTGGTTCTCGGGAAACGGGTATGCAATTGGGAGCGCCGGCTTTCGTAGAGTCTGCGTTTAACACCGACCACGGCCTAGCCCAACAACAACAAGATAAGTTATATTTAATGCACTTAATGACGCCTCAACCGGGATTGGGCGGCATTTCCCCTTTAAATTATATAATTCAATCGCCAGAAACTAGCAAATACCCCGACAAGGGACAGTATTTTTCTTCACCGAAAAATATTGAAATAAATCACCCGGGTACATATCGCTACTTTTCTACAGCGGTTCAGTGAGGACAAAATGGCAAATCCGTTAACTGCGGCTGATATTGGCTATACTCCGTTTGATCCTGACAGTTCATCATCTAGCCAAAAACCTTTGACTGCCGCCGATATTGGCTACACTGAGTATGGGAAAACCCCAACACCAGAACCAGAACCAGATTATGCTCATATGGGTTGGGGAGATGTAGGTCTTAGGGCGTTGAAAGCTGCTCCGCAAGGGGCTGCTAATGCATGGGAAGGGTTGTGGAATAGCATTACGAACCCCATTGAAACTGCTAAGGTTGCGTCAAGCGCCATTCAAGGCGGAGTAGCAAAGCTTCCTTCTGTTGAAAATTTCTTTCCAGCTTTTGAAGATGCTTCTTCGCAAATTGGAATGCCAGCGACCTATCCCAGAACTATCAATTCGCCTGGAATATCCCCCGCCCCGCTTCCCGTGACAGATGAAGAAAAATACAATGAAAAAATGTTTAATGTAGCTGCTCAACCGTATATTGATAGATACGGGCCTTTGCTAAACGGGGATACATCGGGAATAAAAAAATCCCTTGCTACAAATCCATTTGATATTGGGATGGATGCGTCGTTGCTTGCCCCCGTTGTAGGCGCCCCTCTGCGCGCGGCTGGATTGGCAAGCGAAGCTGGAGGGATTGCTGGAACTATTGCTAAAGCGGGAAACATCGCTCAAAAAGTTATAGACCCAATACAGGGTCCGCTTTCTGTTGCTAGCTCAGTTGCAGGAGGAACTGGCAAACTTTCGAATTATCTCTTGAGAAATACTCAAGGAGTAATGGGAGACGTGCCGCCTCCATTGTTAAAAAAAATTCAAGATATTTATGCATCAGGAGACGGAGAAGCTATTGATAAATTTAAACAATTTGCTAACGGGACCGGCGATTACAACGAAATTGCAACAACCCTTTTGGATGCTGCTAATGCTCAAAAACAACGAGCTAGCGCATCTTATCAAAGCACGGCGCAAGGGTTAGCTAATTCAACCGATCAGCTTCCTATGAACGGAATAGGAGCGGCATTACAAGAATTGAATAATGAAGTGGCGCGCTCAGGAACAAGCGCGAGATACCCGCAATTGCAATCACATTTGCAAAACGTTAATCAACAGATTTTAGATACAATCCAATCTACCTCTCCTTCTGCTAGGACTATGGATGATTTAATGAATTTAAAAAGGTCAATTGCATCAAATTACGATATTTTTGGAAACAACGGCGTTGGTCCTCAATACAATAACTTAATTAAATCTATTAAAGATACCATTTCTGCAAAAGACCCAAAATACGCTGAAATGTTAGAGGATTGGTCGGATGCATTAGATTTACAAAATCAATATAAAAAAGATTTGGGTGTTTCAAATAAAAAAACAGCCACGCAAATTGTTACAAGCACGTTAAAAAAAACAGGCTCTGTTTCAGGTCAAGACCTTTTAAGCACTTTAACTTCTACACCGGAAGGGAAGCATTTAGAAGCCATGCTTGCCGGATCAGCGACATCAACTTGGATGCCACAAAGCGGGGCGTTAAAGCAAATTGTTGAATATGCCCCGGCTGCTGCGGCCACTTTAATGCACCCGGCAGCTTGGCCATCTATAGTCGGAACCGCCGCACTTGCGTCACCTAAGATAGCCGGACAAACGCAAGCCGCGATAGGCACAGGGGAAAGATTGTATGCCCCGTTGAGGCCAGGAATAAGCGCGATCGCCAGCACCCCGTCTACTTATGCGCTGACAAGGGATTTTAATGAGAACTATGAACCCCCCATCCCCCGCGCCACGGGCGGCAGGGTAGGTGACCACCACGAACGCCTCGTAAGCCGCCTGATGACCCTTGCAGAGCGCGCGAAGAAAGATGTGAACAACACAACCGAACCTCTGCTAAACGTCCCCGACGCTACCATCGTCAAGGCGCTTCACGTCGCCAACCAAGCCATCTAACCGGAGCCTGCCATGACCAGCACTTACTCGACCAACAAGGCAATCGAAGAACCGGCAAATGGCGATTACGTCAACACATGGTCAACGCCCGTCAATTCCAACTTCAACATCATCGACACGGCCTTCGGCGGTCACCTGATCATCAACGCTACTGGCGTGTCTGGCACCACCGCACTGACGACCACGCAATACCAGAACCTCTACATCCTGTTTAGCGGCACGCTGTCGGCCAATGTGAACTATCAGGTGCCATCCGGCGTGGGCGGGCAGTGGGTGGTCTACAACGGCACGTCAGGTGCCTTTACGCTGACGCTATCGTCCGGTGGCGGCGGAAGCAGTGTCACCATCACGCAGGGGACGCGGACCCTGATCGTGTCTGATGGCACGAATGTCACCCTTTCGGTCAATACCGTCACGTCGCCTGGGGGCGCTGACACCAGCATCCAATTTAATCAATCGGGCGTGTTCGGCGGTTCGTCTAATCTAGCCTGGAACTATGGCACCAACACGCTCACCGTGACCGGTGCCGTCAATGTCAACGGAACCATCAATGCATACTACACTGGGAAATCTGGCCTACTTATAAACGAAGACAGCAGCAGCAACGTCTTTATCAATCAGCAAGACAACGGCCCGCTTATTCTCAACACCAACAACACTGAACGCATGCGCATCACTGCAGCGGGCAACGTTGGTATTGGGACGTCAACGCCCGCTACCCCGCTGGATGTTTCTGGAGTCATCCGCTCTAGCGGCACTGGATATTTGAACTTTCTGCTAAATAACACTTCGAGCGGATCATACAAAAGCGGAATCATATTCCAAAACAACAATACTTCGAAATGGGAAATGGGCGTTGACCTTTTCGGCGTTGGCGATCAGAACTTCTTCATTTACGACGATACTTATGGCGCAGGAACCAGATTTTACATCAGTTCTACTGGACAGGTCGGCATCGGTACGATTTCGCCTGGATATAAATTGGAGGTAGCTGCAAACAATAACGCCACTGATGGTCTTTACATCAGCAACGCCAGCACTGGCGCGTCTGCGCAGGCGTTTGTGAATGTCGCTGCGCAAAGCTGGACTGGCGTTCAACTTACGCAGAACCAAGCAGCCGGCAATGTTTCGATTTACACTGGCGATAATGTGCCGATGATTTTTTCTAACAACGCCGCCGAACGTATGCGGATCACGGCAGCGGGTAACGTCGGTATTGGCACGTCAAACCCAGATAGCTTTTATGGCCTCGCGGTCGCGTTGGCTGTTGTCAAAAACCAGAATGCCGCCACCACTTTTTGTATTGGCAACAATGTTGTCGGTGCAAGCGCCATGACTCAAAACTTTATGATTGGAGGGACATCCCAATCATTTCTAAATCAGCAATTAGCTGACAATAACGGTTCTCCGTTTTTTACAAACACATATGGTTCTAGCGTCAATTTTGAGGCATGGATTTTTGGCAGCAATGAACGCATGCGGATCACCGCAGCCGGGAACGTCGGCATCGGAACACTTTCACCTAGCTATTTGCTGGATGTGAATGGCACGGGGCAGTTTTCGGGGTCGCTTCTTGTCACTGGGAACGCGTACCTCAACAGCATCTACCAGAGCAATTTGAGCGTGTTTGCGTCTTACTCGTCCGGAACAGCCGGCCCAGATGCGGGCGCGCTGCTCACTCTGATCAACACGAACAACTACGGCGCGAACACCGTCAGCTACTCATCGGCGGACAATCGCGTTTTCAGCATCAACATCAACACCACAACCGCCATCGAACTTAGGGCTTCCAGTACGGCCCAAATGATTTTTGCGGCAGGAAGTTATCAGTTCCAAAACTATGTTGGCATTGGCACCAGCGCTCCAGCCTATCTGCTAGACGTAAACGGCACAGGCCGGTTTGTAGGGTCGCTTCTTGTCAATGGCGGCACCGCGCTATCAAGCGTCACCAATCCGGCCAACAACCCGATTACTGGCACTCCATCAAGCAGCACTTATTTGCGCGGTGACGGGACGTGGGCTGCAATTCCGGGTGGCAATCCTGGCACCGTGACCAGCATTACCGCCGGCACCGGGCTGTCGGGTGGCACCATTACGTCAAGCGGCACCATTGCCCTGGCAAATACCACCGTTACCGCAGCGTCTTATGGCTCGGCTTCGTCGGTGGCGACTTTTACCGTTAATGCTCAAGGGCAACTTACGGCGGCATCCAACACTGCCATTGCCATTGCTTCTGGCGCTGTCTCCGGCTTGGCTGCTTCTGCTACTACCGACACGACGAACGCGAATAACATCAGCGGCGGCACTTTGGCCGTTGCCAGAGGTGGCACGGGCCTTGGATCGGTTGGGACTTCCGGCAACGTCCTTACGTCAAACGGTTCTGCCTGGGTGTCGTCCGCGCCGGCAGCCACGGGCACCGTGACCAGCGTTGCGTCCGGTCTCGGCTTAACCGGAGGACCGATCACCAGCACCGGGACGCTGGCAATCGTTTCAACGGCGGGTGCGGTGGGTGCTTATGCTTCGTATCAACAGTCGTCCACATCAAATTCGGTTCCGTTTACCCAAGGAACTTCTTACTCCGGCTCCGCTATGGGCCAAAGCTCGGGGACGTGGAAGTGCATGAGCGTTTCGCAATATAACATCTATGACACTAGTCAAGCCGCCACCGTTTACATTACTAGCGGTTTATTTTTGAGGACCGTATAATGACCGTGTGGGTGTCTTACGCCGATCCTGTCTATGCGTCTGCGGATGGGTCGATGATTAACTGTCAACTTACCCTGGAAGATGGGACGGCGGTGCCATTTACGGCGTCGAAAAATGACGTAGAGCCATATGGCGTTGAACTTTATGACACCATTATTGCCAATCAAGCGTCGATACCTATCGGACCCTACGTCCCGCCGGCTCGAAATTAAAGGAACCTAATATGCCCAACACCTACGCTTGGACTTTCCCAACCCTCACCGCATACCCCGAATATGCCAGCCAGACAGACGTTGTTTACACCGTCCACTGGATTCTGACGGGCGATGACGGCAACGGCCATACCGGGTCTGTCTACGGCACCCAGGCGCTTGCATACGTCGCCGGCAGCCCGTTCACGCCATATGCGCAGTTGACTGAAGCGCAGGTCCAGGGATGGGTGGTGGATGCCATGGGGCCGACGCAAGTTGCTGCCCTGGAGGCAAACATCGACGGTCAAATCCAGCAGCAGATTACGCCGACTAACGTTAACCTGCCGCCGCCGTGGTCGGCACAACCCGCCCAAGCGTAATGTTGGACTGTGCGCGAATGTCCTTGTTCGCCCACGTCCAGCACTCGCCTGTCGCGTCCTGAAAGCACACCCAGAACAGGTTATGTTCTGGGCCGTAGTCAATCAGGACGTGCGCCATGGCATTGCCATTTGGCGTCACGACAGGCATGGGCGGGTCTAGCTGTAGCATCACGAAGCCATCGGCTTCCCGTTAGCGTATAGTTCCTTGACCTTGCCGATATACCGGTAGTTCAGCACCACTTGACCAACGGGCGTGAACTTGGTGGCAATCTCGCGGTCGCGGTATAGTTCCTCAACGATCAGAAATTCGTTTTCCATGAGGACATTCATGAAGTCCTGCAAAGTATCGCAGTCGTATTCTGCATATACTTGGTGGACTAAAGCGCCAGCGCGTGCCGGCATATTCATAGTAATGAGAAGTTTCATTAAATCCTCTTGGGGCATATAGTTAAAGGGGGGCTTTCGCCCCCCCTTTCTCTATTACCCGAAGTCGTCTTCGTCTGCCACTTGTTTTGTTGCAGGCGGTGCAGCCCGCGTAGATCCTGTGGACGTCTGCTGCTTGGCGGGTGCAGCGGCTGCCTTAGCCTCGACGGCAAAAAGATCAGCAGGACGGGGTGCCCATCCGACAATCTCGAACACCGGTTCGTAGTTTGTCAACTTCATGGTGGTGCCGTCAGGCTGTTTGATGTTCGACGTGATGGGGATCGTGTCGCTCATCTGCACGACTGGAAGCTTGCCTGGGTTGGCACCTTCAGTGGCAATAAAGTCCTCGACAAGGCGAGCAAAAGCCTTAACGACGGATGCAGCACTGCTCGAAAATTCACGCACGTCATCACCGCACGCCTTAGACAGACGAAGACGAACGCGGAAGCCATTCTTAAACTTGCCTTCAGCAGGCTTAGAGGGTGCCGGCATCATATTGTGTGCGACAACATAGCGCGGCGGGGTGCCACCCAAACCAAATTCGATGAACCCCTGTTCGTAGTTGTCGATATCCATGACGGCTTTGAAGGTCTTGGTGATTTCGACGTTAGCTGTAGCGCCGTCTTCATCTTTCCCTACGCGGAACAAGCGACCGCTTCTGGCGTCATATTTGATGAACGGAAGATATTCGGTGTTTTCGGACGAAGCAGAAGAAAAAAAGCTTTTGGCCATTTGTTCAGTTACCTTTTAACGATTGTCTTTTTTGCCAACATTTCTACAGCAGGGCTGCCGGCATTGACCCTTTTAGATGCCCCAAACCTTGAATGCTTCATGCCGAACCGCAGGGTCGGAAAAGTAGAAACTATCAACGTCCGGAACGAGGAGTGAAGCCAGTTCCAACGGGTCATCACTCTTTGCCAAGAACCTTTGGATGGTCATGCCGATCAGTCGCAAGTCGTCGAGGTGCTTTTCAGCGTTCTCAAGCAGGTATGTGACTGACTTCTTCGGCGTGACGTATGTCACCCTCGGGCTAATGTTGTTGCCCTGTGCGGCGGCGTATAAGGCCACCTGACGGGCATGTGCTACCTTGATGGCGCTTGGCATGGCATTTGTCGTCTTGATGTCCGTCAAGATGCCATGCTGCCCCCACTCAAGGTCAAAATATCCGATGAACGGGACGTCAAGGCCATCGAACTTGTATTCGATCTTGCCTTGTGTCGCCGTCGGTTTGCCGTATGGAAGTAACTCCTTCAGGCCCTCGGATATCATGCCAGGGATATTGGCACGCTCTTTCTCAGTCTTCTGGCCGGGTAGGAGGGCAGTCAACTGGTCAAACTGCGCAAGAGCCTTGGCAACGCATTCACCCGCTGTAGCGCCTTCTGTGAGGCCGTGGACGATGCCTGTTTCGGTTGCTGTCCCACGATGCGCTGCCGGCCCTACGGGCTGACGGCGCTTGAGAAGCTTTTCCAAAACAAACATCGCCGGACTGCCGGTGAACAGGCTACACGCCGACGGCGATAGATGCTGGATACCGTGGCGCTCGAAGGGGTTCACGCTGCTGACTTGGTCACGATGTCAAAAACGGTCGGCCCAGCACCAATCAGAGGCTCACCGCGAACGGCGCGACCGATTGCATCCATGCACGACTGAATGGCGATCTTGCCGACGCCCTTCATGGCCTTCAATTCCGACATCTTCAGATCGGCAACAGCGCCGAGGGTGACGACTTCAGTGTCGAAATGGGAACACAAGGCGCGGATCATCGCAGGTTTGATCGAAGTGTCTTCAATCAAAATGTCGCGCCAATCGGTGGTATTGCTCATGTGAATCTCCTGTTATGAGGCGTTTGTATTCTATCCGGCGTCCGTCTTCTGTTCAACCCCGTATTCAAGCAGGAAAACAAAAACCTTTTTCCCTTCCGGTTTCGTCACCCATCCGGGAATCGGAATCCCCGCCCTTTCCACTGGAAGGTATGGAATTTCAACGATTGTTCCGTCGCCCAGGTCATAACCAATTCGCGGCATTTTATCCTCTATCCATCTTTTTGCCATGCCTGATGACGGGAGGCCCCAGGACTGGCGGGGCGGCGAGATTAGCAGGGAAGACGTTCGAGCAGAAATACCAACCTGCACCAACATTGCTGTCCTCCATCAGCTTCCCACACTCAGCCAAAGTGCTGACCTGAACGCATGCGGTGAAGGTAACAACGGCGGCGCAGAGGTAAATCACCGCATCGAACCCGTTTCGCCGCAATACTCCATCAACGCCTCACGCGCGCCATGGAGAAGCAGTGCGGATTGGTTTCTGGTCATCGACTTGAATTGCTCCATTCTGGTCATTCGGACGTAGCAAGCCTTGACTGAGCATTGCAGATCGACAGCAGCATCAAACAAGGCAGTCTTCGATCCGCTGGAAATCCACTTGATCAACACATTTTCGCTTTCCTTGCTCCAACGCAGGCTTTTGGAAACCTTGCCCAATAAGGTGGAAATTTCCAAATCCAATTCCGGTGTCTTTTGGGGCAGGGGGTGCTGCTTCGTCTGCAAAGATTCACCTGCGACCATGGCAGTGTCTAAGGCCCACGTAGACCCGATGGACGGGTTTTCGCCACTCAAGTAGGCCATAATGTCCTCGGCCTGCTTGATGGCTTCCGGGATGCTTGTAGTGCTGCTGAGGGCAAGCTTCAGGGCTTCTTCACGGGTCATGTCATGTGCCTCCTTATTAGAAGTTCAGCCAGCAGGAAATCCGGTTCAGGATGCTGCGCGGTCGCTTCAAGCTGTAAAGTTCAAGGTTCATTTCGGAAATGCGGGCATGAGCAACGCCGAGGGCGTATGACGCAGCGCGGATGGCAGTGAGCGGGTCATGCGGGAGGCGGTCGAACTCTTTGTTAGCCATGCATTGCTCAAGGTGCGCCCGGCACGCGTTGACGATGCTGTCCGCGCTTGCATCCTTGATGTGCTGGAGCGACAGGCGATCCTTAGCGCTCTTGGAATAATAGTAAACCTTTGCCTCTGCCTTCTTGCGCTTCGGGGCAGTTAGTTCAACCTTGCGTTCTTCAGTCATTTTACAATCCATATGTGATGTGTTTAGCGAGTGGATTTGAGCATATTGTCAAAATGGTTGCAACCCATCCGGCTCATCATGCGCCCATCTTTTTCGCCAGCGGTTCGGCGCTGTCGATCAGGTCGATGATATCAATTCCAGACGCGCGATCTTCGTCGGTGATGGCGCAATCGCTCAGATAGCCCCGCACGCCGGTCAGGTTGCCCCGCAGGCCGGTAAGGTCGCCCCGCACGCCGCTCAGGTTGCCCGACACGTCGCTCAGGTTGCCCGACACGTCGCTCAGGTTGCCCGACACGCCGGTCAGGCTGCCCGACACACGGGGCGGGAACCCTTCAATTTTCTTGCCATTTTTGTAGAAATACACATTCGTTTTGAAGCGGGTTAGTTTCTTTTCCATCACGTTATTCCTTCGAGGTTAATCATGTTTTGCTGGCGGGGAGATCGCCGCAGCCATCGCCGGAACAGCCGGGGCATTCGCCCACGTCCGTCTCAAGGTACGGATCATCATCCTGCGGATCGTGGCGCGTAAGCCGTCCTTCGATGCAGCGCAGGTCACCCTTCATGAGAGGCCACCCAGCGTTCAGCTCGAAGCTGAAGTGCTGCCCTCAGGCGCGCGTCATCGTTTTCGTGGTAGTAGTAAGTCACATAGCGATCAGGCACTCGCGCGATAATAACGCGCCATGCTCCCGTCATTGCTTCGTCGCTAACCCCTATCGGAGATCGCGCTACTGCGGCTTGTTCCGCGCTAGGCGCTGCCGCAGTTGTCAGAAATTCACCTTCTACCATCGCCAATCTCCAATGTTATCCCAGTAGCATTGGATTACTGAGGCGGCAGGGTTGCGTCCCCGTGCGACATAAAAGGCTTCGCGCATCAGAGATTCGCCGCCGATCTTGTGAAGTTCACGGCCGAGAGTTCTGCATTCATGTTGTTGTGATTTTGGGATATCTTCGTGCGCGGTCCACCGCTTTGTCAGTTCGCATAGTTGCTCGATAGTCTCGGCGATTTCAAGAAATATCTCTTGCATTCTACGCTCCTATTTCATTGGCGCCAGTTGGCGCAGGTCACATCGGGCGGTGAGGATGCTAGCCCCCGCCGCCTGGAGGTCTTCCATAGTGCCGGCCTTCGCGACCAAACACATGTCAAGGTTAGCAAACACGCGCTCGGGCGGTGTGATCACCGTCGTGCCGAGCAAGGCGATGACCGCCATTGAAAACACACCCATTCCTCAGTCCTTCCTGTATCGTTTGCCGCGCCAGCCACCCGCCGCCTTGACCGGCCATCCCGCGGCCCAGTCAGGCGTGAGCGACATCAGCCTCTCGAACTCCTCGACGCTGCCCCACCCCTCCGGTACCTCGGCCACGTTCTCGTCATAGACGTGCAGCACGATGGGGTAGCCGGCCTTCTCTTGGTTGAGGATCGCGAAACGCTGGAGGTCCCGGGCGGTGGCCTGGACGATGTTCTCGACCAAGCGCCCGCCGCAGTTTCGCGTTCTCTGCCCGAAGATCAGTGACTTCCACATTAAGATTGTCATTGTTGGAGCGCGCATCTTCCAGTGCCGCCCGCAACGCATCCACTTCCTCCGGCGTCGCAACCGGCGCGATAAGCTTCCAGCGGTTTTTGTGCGCTACTTCAGGCGACATGTCTTGTAAAAGACCGCGCCAAAAGCCCGCCCGGATGCTGGTTTTACTTTTTGTTGCTGGCCACGGAACCCAGCGGAACGGTCGCTTGGCATCGTCAATAGCCAGCCACCACCAACCTTCTACGGTCGGGTCTGGCGGGAGGATTTCTTCCTGTCCGGTCATCTTGCGGTATTCTGTTTTTTTACATTCTGTCATGTCATGTATTGCCTTGGTTTTGAGTCAATTAGTCTTGGACAACCTCCAAGACCCTATCTTCGCTGGTAGCAATCCGAAGACGAACGATGCGCGGCAAATTGAGGTAATGGCCGACGATGCACGGCTCGCCGCAGATAATGCCCTCATCCTGCACTACCTCCATCATCTCCCGGTAGACCATCATCACGACCTCACCCAGGTCAGGGTGGGTGCGGACATACCCAATTAAGTAAGTTCCCACCGGCAAGTTAAACCGCTCTGAATGGCAAAATACCTTCCCGTTGCGGCTAAACTCGCCAGTGTCGATGTCGAACACCCAGGCCATCAGCCCTCCACCACCGTCAGAACGGTGTCACCTGAAGCGGAGATCGCTGCGCGGATGATCTTCGGCAGAATGATGCATCCGTGGCTGGCGGTATGGTTCATGTCCTGATTGTCACCATGGATCAGGAAGCCGTCACGACCGAACGTGTTCGTGCCATCCTGCGGCGTCAGGCGCATCGACATGGGACCGCATTGCGGGTGCGTGAACGCCTCGCCGATGTCATACGTGCCGACAGGGATAGGCCCAACGTCAGCCACATTCTGCTCGGCGGGATTGTCCAATCCGTCATTGATGCCGGAATAGCCAAGGCCGACCAATGCGCCATCACGATAAATGCCGCCATTGTTTTGGTGATAAACCCAGGTCATTTGCAGTTCTCCTTCCACTTGTCGTTATGCGCTAAGATTTCAGATGCAGTTTCGGTTGTCAATACGTCTTTTTTTTCGATGTAAATCGGGCGCACCCATAGGCAGGACGTATCCGTCACCTTCACCGCAGGCGCGGCGCAGCCGGCCAGGAATAGGGCCGTGATGACCAGCAAAAGCGATTTCATGGGCGTTCCCATTCCTTCTGTAGAGTTGCCTGGGGGTTCTTGTCAGCATTCACGGCGGCGTCAACGATACTGCCGACCGTCAACACGCTCTCTTGTCGCGTGATGTCGGCAGCATCCTGCATCGCACGATCATGCTCGACGGCTGCATTGCGGACAGACTGTAAGTAGAGGTGACCGCCGACGCCGATGGCAATGAACAGCGCCGAAGCGCCGGCCAGTATGGCGATGTATTTACCGACCGGGCTGGTCAGAAGTGCCAGCATTTTGTCCTCCATTTGGTTCAGTTGACTGTTTGATCCTCAATCCTCCGGCACCACCAGCCAGGACGCCGGCAGCGCCCGCCGACCATGAAACCGGGTCGAAGGTCGCGTGGCCGTAGGCATAGCCCCATATGCTCAGGCCGACAAAGGCAATCGACATCTTGGCCCACAAAATCCGACCCAGATCAATCGTGGAGTTGTCGGCGGTCGTGAACATCATCTTTAAGATATTTTTCATCAACTCATCTTTTCGCATTTTACGGGTTGACGCATAAGATTTTTCGTGAATTTATTATAGCGCCAACATCGGCATATAACACATGAAAGATTCAGCTATGTTCAAGATCGACAAGAAAATTCCGATCCCTGCGGATCGCGTTAGGTATCCAATGTATATGATGCAGGTTGGTGATTCGGTTTTTATGCCCGGATGCGCCAGCACCCATGGTGGGAAGCTGCGCTATGTCAATCCGTATACTGTTGGCACAAGGGCCATCCCAGGATCAAAGTGGGTGACGAGGACGGTGACAGAAGATGGTGTCGAGGGCGTGCGCGTCTGGAGGCTGGCGTGACAAAGCGGCTGCCACCTGAACTGAAGATGCGGTTCAATTACCCCTTGCCAGACCCATTGCCGGCGAAGGGGCAGGAATGGCAGGCAAGCGGGCGGGTCCGCATCATTTGCGATGTTGATGACAAATTCGTCTACTGGAAACGCCCGAACGCCCAGGCTTCCTGGCTGACGAAGAAAGCGTTCTTCAACCAATGGATCAGAGAAGAAAATGCAAAGGAAATCACAGAATGGAAGAAGGGGTAAAATACCGGCTTTATGTTCTGAACCTAACTGGAACCGGAGGACGACAATGAAACCTGAAGAAATCCTGAAAAAAGCCTCCGACATTGCCGATGGGAAGCGCAGCACGCACGGGGCCGAAAACAGTTTCGACCTGATTGCGAAGTTCTGGACGGCATACTTGCAAGAAGCGGCATCAATGTCGGTATCCATCACTGAGGTCGATGTTGCGCAGTTGATGGTCCTACTGAAGGTCGCCCGTTCTGTATGCGGCGGGCACAACCTCGACAACTACACAGACCAAGCCGGTTACTCGGCGTGGGCTGGGCATCTGGAGTCTATGGCTGAAGTCGAACGCCAGCGGGACATCGCCCTTCACGAAGCCATGAAAAATCAAATGGTGGCCGCGTTTGAATTGGGATTAGGCAAACCTACCGAACCGCGTTCGACATCCACGCCTACCGAAGTCTACCACGCTCCACCAATCTTCACCCGCTGGGATTAAATTGACGCCGACGTCATGACCGTGCTTGTTTTGGCGTCGGCTTCAACTTTTTGAAAGACAGAAAATGATCATCCTGGGTGTCGATCCCGGCAAATCCGGTGCTTTGGCTTTTTATGACCCCGACGCGGATACCGTCGATGTGTTCGACATGCCGGTGGTTGACGGCGAAGTCAACGCAGCCGAGGTGGCACGCATCATCCGGGAATTTAAGCCGAAGTTCGCGATCATCGAACGTGTGCATGCCATGCCGAAGAATGGCGCTGTTTCGATGTTCAACTTCGGGTTCGCATATGGGTTGGTGCGTGGCGTTGTCGCCGGCAGCTATATCCCCGTTCACCTCGTAACGCCGACGACGTGGAAGCGACACTATAAATTGTCGTCTGACAAAGAAGCTTCTCGGTGGACGGCAATCAATCTATGGCCTGCGAACACAATGTTCGGTCGAAAGAAAGATGACGGGCGTGCTGAGGCAGCATTGATTGCAAAGTATGGCGCTTTGACTGTCAGATAACTTGGCTCCTACATAATATATACTTAAAAAGAGGAAAGAATGTTTGAACCTGACTTTGCCGGCCCATTAGATTGGGCTGCGATGTATCACGGCTATGGCCTGCAAGTCGTCCCGGCAATGCACCCCTCTTCGGGTGGTCAGTGGAAGCGACCGGCAATCAAGTGGCGTGAGCATGAAAACGACCTTGTCGATGGCGATACCGTCGTAAGCTGGTTCCCTCGCACATCAAACGGGCAGATGGGGATCGTCACCGGCAAATGCTCTGGCATCTTCGTCCTCGACCTTGACACCCACAAAGGCCCCGAGGCGCTGGCATGGTGGCGTGGATTGTTGGCGGTGGAGAACAGCGACCTTGACCTTGAAACCGCTATCGTCACAACGGGCGGCGGCGGCAAGCAATACTATTTCAAGACGCCTGACTTCTGGACGCCACCCACCAACAAGACCGCCATAGGCGTCGATATACGCGGCCAGGGCGGTTTTGTGATGGCACCGCCATCCATGCACGAGAGCGGGCGTGAATATGCCTGGGACGCCGGCTGTGCGCCTTGGGAGGTAGACATCCTCGAAGCACCGCAGTGGCTTTGCGACGCCATAGACAAATTGATCGGCGGCATCAGCTCGGAACGCGGCACCCAGGTTGAACGCATCCCAGGCCCCAACAATAACGCCGGCGGCATTGTCGAAAACTTCTTCGGTCAGGTTGTAGACGGTCGCGAACAGCTAGCAACAAAAATAATCTGGGCGGCGGTGCTGGATTGGTGGCGCGAGTGCCCAATTAAGCCGCCGCCAAATGAATCGGCGGAGAAATGCCGCGAGGTCTACCAACGCTACGAACGCAAATCCAAGCCGCGCCTCTACGACGCCGTCACGCCTAGATCGATCCTGCTGGAGCGTGAGGGGCGCGGACATACGATGTTCGAAGAAAAATGGCATTACGCAATCGGGAAGTGGCACGACAAAGTCGCCGAGGCGGCGCAGCAACCCAACCCGCACAAAAAAATTACCCAAGAAAATTACGACACGGTTACGGGGGAAATTCACGGCGAGACTTTAGGTGGCGAAGTTGAAGAAGAACCCGACTTAAAAAATATTCTATCTATAGGAGACTGGTCTATGCGCGACATACCCGAACCCGATCGCATCCTAGGTGATTTTCTGACCACTACTGCCCGCGTTTTTCTCGTCGGTCGCACGGGTCTGGGTAAAACCCTGCTGGGATTTGCTATTGCAGCAGCGGCGGCTTCCGGCACTGATTTTCTGGCCTGGAAAGCCTCCCGCCCCATGCGTGTCCTATACATTGACGGCGAGATGCCGGCTGAACTTATCAAGGCGCGTGCTATCGATGTCATACGTCGCCTGGGGGCTGTCAGCATCCCAGCCGGCAACCTTATGATCTTCGGTCGCGACATTGAAGCAGAGGCGCGGCAGGTGTGCCCGGCGTTGCCGCCCTTCGCCCCCCTCAACACCGACGCCGGCAATGCGTTCCTGATGGCCCTAATCAAGGCCGTCGGTGGCGTTGACCTCATCATTTTCGATAACGTCATGTCGCTCCTGGAAGGCGACCAGAAAGACGAACTGGCTTGGTCGGCCGTCCTAGACCTCGTATCACAATTGACCGTGATGCGGATCGGGCAGCTATGGCTCGACCACACCGGCCACAACAACGACCGCCAATATGGGTCAAGCACGAAGGCATGGCGGTTCGATGCCGTGGGTGTGATGGCACCCATCAAGGAGGACGACCAGACTGAGGACGACGGTCCTGGAGGCGCTACCGGCTTCACGCTGTCCTTCGATCACCCCGGCAAAGCGCGGCGTCGGACGCCTGAGAATTGGAAGCAGTTCCAGCCGATGACCGTGCGCTTGCTAGATGATGAGTGGATTTGGGAGCCGCTAAGCGACGCCAAAAAGCAGGGGAAGGGAGGCGGATTGAAGCCGTCAGCGCAAGCGCAGTATGACGCGCTACTGGATGCCGTAGTGGTTTCCGGCACGCCTGGGCAGACGACACGTGCCGTATGGTTGGCTGAATGCCAGCGCAAAGGGTTGGTCGAAGCATTCGAAATCGACGACGACGGCGCAGAAAGGAAGCGTAAAACGGCTGGATTTAGAGGGCGTATGTCTGAACTTGCGACCATGAAATACATCGGAGTCAATCATGATATCATTAACATACTCAAATGAACGTGCTCCAGAGGTTGTGCTCCAGAGGTGCACCAGAAAAAGTCAATGATATCAATACGTGCACCAAGTGCACCAGCGTGCTCCAGCGTGCTCCAGCCAAAAATCACGTGGTGCTCCAGTGCTCCCGCGTATCTATAGATACGCGAGCCGGAGCACGTCACGGAGTGAGAGCACGCACACATATCAGAAAGGAAAAAACAGATGAAACCGAAATACGAAAAGAAGCAGGCACCGATACCGGCATCCATGGCACCCTGGCTGCAAACGCCCGACCTTTATCTAGCCGGACGAGCAGCTACCGATGGCACAGATGAACTGGCTGTCCAGATGGAAGCTAAATGGGGTGTTGGTCGCCTACGTCTTTTGGTGTCTGACGAATGGCGCGAAAAGTTCGACCGGCAGCGTCGGATGTATAACGAGGCTATCGACCGTGGCAGTCTTGACGATGTGCGACATGAAGCAAAGCGTATGGCTGCTGCATGGCGTAAACTCGACGCTGAAGCGTCGGCAGCCGGCAAGTCACCTCTCGCCCCAGAGCAATGGGAAATTATGAACGAAGACGGGCTTGAGGTGATTATTATCGTCCGCGACGAATTAGACGCTATCAATGTGGCACGCAACAACCGCGCATGCACCGTCTACAGCCTCGCTGAAGTGGGTCGCATCCTCGCCGCCTACCCGGAAATTGCAAAAATCAAACACACCTTCCCTGGCGCTACGGTGACCGCTGCGAGGCGCAAGGCAGACCCAGTCAGTCTGTCCTGGAACGAAAATTATGAAGACGATCTTCCCTTCTAAAATATTTTCGATTTTATGCGTTTTATGTGTTGCATTCCGTCTGAGATAATTCTACAAGTTGGTCATCAGATGAGGAGTTGCTTCACATGAACTTTCAAGACAACACCTACAGCCACTTCCGCCGTGATAGCTTCGGTCGCCGCTTCGAAATCGTCACCTGCTGCGTCATGAAAGCAGGAAAGGAGTTCTGGTCGGCAGTCTACGCAAATGACGAGCCTGACGACGATGGCAAGTGGACCGGTTCTGTCGGCGGTGGTTACACCGAACAGGATGCGATGGACGACCTGATCAACGAAAATCACAAAATGGCCGATGCGCTGAAGGCGCGCGTCGCAGCCCGCGAGCAGAAGGGAAACCAATAATGATCAACGTAGCACGCGAATTGTTCACCCAGGCCGAACGCCACAAGTGGATCATCACGGTCATGTATGACGAGGAGCCTGGGTATGACGGCAAGAACGCAGCCGAGGCTTGGCGCGCCGTTACCGACGTCAGCGATGATGTATTCGTTCACTTCCACGACGCTGATGGCCGCAACATCGGGTGGGTTCGCGTCTGTGCATACGGCCTGGAGCCTGATGAGACCATCATCGACGGTTCAGCAGTCGGGCCTGTGGCCGACCTGTCCGACAAAATCTGCGCACTGGCTTGGAAATAGGAGAGTAGACAAATGGCCGATAAAAACTTCGCACGAGACTGGGACTGTGACGACATTGATCCGACCAAAACATTAACGACGATCATCCAAGAAAATATCGTCGAGGCTTTCGACTCTCAATTTGAGGAAGCCGATGGAGCCATCATCAACCTCACACCGGCAGGGATAAGAATTACAGTTTTTGAACAAAAAACGTATTTTATTCCCTGGGAGTATGATAAAATTATGATTTCAGGGAGCCATCCATTCGAGGGGTTGAAATCTTCAATTCCGAGAGTTCGAATTGCTATGGAGGATTTATTCAACAAAGAAATTGCTGAAGCTAAAGAAGATGGCGAATATGACGACGACGATACCGACGACGAAGAATAGGATAATACATATGAACCCGAACCATTTGTATAATACATACATCAACTTGCCGTCTGATGAATTGGTGGCGATTGCTACCGATGCTGCGGCAGAGTTGCGTAAGAACATTTCTGACAACGATCTCAGCCTGACCGTCGATATGGCGCTGCTTGTGCTGTCAGGTCGCCTTCCAGCCGATATCTTCGCCGGCATTTGCGAAGACTGCGACATCAACCTCGAAAGCCACTGACATGCACATCACTGACCAATGGAACATCGCTGCAACTCGGCACTTTGGTGATGGCACATGGAGGTGGGAGCCGGACGCAGATCAAATGGTGATATGGTCGATGCATGATGACGGGGCGATCATCGTCACAACGCGGCGGAACGAAGAAACGAAAAATTTCGAACTTCTCGTCAAAAAAGCATCAAAAATCCCAAGGGTGAAGTTGACAAAGAAAGTGGTTAGTTTTATATAGGTTTCAGCACCAAGAACGGTGCAGTTTACATGATAGGAAACACACAATGTCCAACACCGCTCCCCTCGTCCTCGCTTACATGCAAGCTAAAGCCGCCGAAGAATCCGCTAAACAGGCTGTCGCCGCAGCGCGCAAGGCCCTCCTCGAAACCGGCATGGATGTCATCACGGGCGAAACCGCCGACATCTGCGTCACTATCAGCGAGCGCAAAGCGATTGACGCTGATGCCGTCAAGGCGATCCTCGGCCACGCAACGCCATACAAAGTCGCATGCGTCGAAACACTCCGCGTGAAGGCGAAGTGCGCCGGATGATTATTAGCCTAGACACAGCCCTCTGGGTGGCCTTCTGGGTCACCCTGCTGTGGCCACTGGTATCCAACTACCGAATGATACCCTATGCCGCTGTAGCGGCTTCACAGGCCATTCTGTGGCCATCAAACGGAGAAACAGCAATATGGCTATTGAAGATGTTGTCGCGCAGCTAAAAAACAGCATTGATCCGTCGGTGATGAACAAATCCTCGTATGAAGAATGCTTGAAACATTATGAACAGATTTTAGATCTGTTTATTCAAAATAATATCATGCACGATGTGCCGCTTGGTATGCAAATTTATGTTCTGACAGTCATCCTGGCGGAACAAGTTTCCCGGGCCAATAATGTAACAGATGCTATCACTGTAGTTGGCCTTGAATTAGTCCGAATGTCGATGTTCTTTGCAAGGCATGATAAAAAATCGGAAAGCGAAGAAGATGAGTAGCTTCGAACAGTGGTGCGAGAGTTCGCTTAAATTAGCCCAAGAAATCCATGAAATCTTCGAAAGGGAGAAATTTTATGAGCGTAATCAGCTAGGTGAGGTTATTTTCGGGCTGTCTACGCTGACAGCCGTGCTTGCCAGCGAAAGCGATACCCCGACTAAAACGCTGAATGCAGCACAAATCATCATGCGGCACACGTTGCATGACTTGCTCGAACAGGAGAAGAAAAATGTCTGAAATCGGCCACAACATTTCCACCGAACGCCTGCGCAGCATCATCGAACGCATCGAAAATTTAGAAAGTGATCGGAAATCCCTCGCATCCGATATCAAAGATATCTACACCGAAGCTTCCAGCGCCGGATTCGACAAGAGGGTGCTTCGCCGGCTGATCGCCGACCGCAAGCGCGAGCAGGCTGACGTTGAGGAGGAGCAGGCCCTTCTGGACCTCTACCGCCGCAACCTGGGGATGTAGGAAAGCATGGCGACCAAGGATTACCACGAAACTGCCATCAGGCGCCCTGGTGACAGTTTCCTGGCCGCAGCGCGCAAGTTACCCCCGCCGAAGAACCCGGCCACATGGGAGCAGATCAAGGCGGCTTGGAAGGCCAAAAAACCGAAGCAGTAGAAAAAGGGCGGTGATTGATGTATATATCAACCACCGTTTTTTTGGAGCATGTGATGGCTGTCAAGGGTAAGGGTTCAGGTAAAGCACCGCCGGCTGTCGTCCTGCGCACGACCGATCTGGCTGCCGAACAACCGAAGAAGAAGGATGGCCGGGCGAATAATGGCAATCCGTCAACCTATGACGTGAAAGTTGCTGAACTGATTTGCTCTGAAATTGCGGTGGGCAAGTCGTTGTATAAAATAGCAATGGAACACGAATGCGTTCCAACGCTACAAACGGTGTATAATTGGTTGCGTGTTCACCCTGAATTTAGTTTGATGTATACACGCGCTCGTGAAGACCAACAGTCGTTTTACGTAGACCAACTGATTGCAATTTCAGACGACAACAGTATTCCGTCAGACCAAAAGCGTGTAATGGTAGACACGCGCAAGTGGCTGGCAAGTAAACTGAACCGAAATACTTACGGCGATGTGAACAAGACTGAGGTGAGCGGACCAAATGGTGCGCCAATACAGACACAGCAGGTTGCGAGTATTGACGCGAGTTCACTGGATGCTCATGCGCGGGATGCGTTAAAGCAGGCTTTATTGGCTGCTAAAGAACAGAACAAGTAAACAAACAGTATAGGACAAAGAAGATGGACATCGACGAACTAGAACTGTCTACTAGGGCGCGTAATTGCTTAATTACTTGGATGGGAATCAAGACAACAGAAGAACTGGAAAAGTATTCTGCTGCTGAATTACTTAATGTGTATGGATTGGGTAGAATAACACGGGCTGAATTAATAGAAGTGCTTGGCAAGCACGGTGTTCAGCTTCGTCAAGGCGTGACAGTTAAGCCCTCGCGCGCTTCATTAGAGGCGGAGAACCGGAAGAAAAGCATAGCGCGCTATCATGCTATTTTGGAGCAATATAAACAGGGATACACCCAGACCGAATTAGCGAAAATGCATAAATTGACAGACTCGCGGATTGGGCAAATATGCACAAAGGCCCTTCGAAACTATTTGCGCCAAGAAGGTATCTCCTTCGATAAAAAAGAAGAAATGTGGAATGATATCGTTCGGCAATCTCGTGCTGCGCGAAAAGCCAGAAAAACATAATGATAATCAAGTATGGCGACAGTAACGTTGATATAGATGAGGCGTTACTTGAAATAGAGCGGTGCGAACTGGAAGCATCGCTGTATGACTTTACTGTTGCCGCTTGGCCTCATATTGACAGCGCAGAGTTTGCTACTGGCGGTTACGCGCTACAAGCTGTTTGCGAACACTTAGAAGCTTGCGCGGACGGATATATTAACAACCTGCTTATTAATATTCCGCCGCGATTTAGCAAATCGACGGTTTGCGGCGTTATGTTCCCTGCCTGGGTTTGGGCGCAGCAAGCAAACACGTCGCTGTCTGGTCCCGGTGTGCAATTCCTCCACGCCGGTTACGCCATGGCGCTATCGCTGCAAGATAGCGTTAAGTGCCGCACGCTCATCCAATCCGACTGGTATCAGCGGCGTTGGGGAGGCCGGTTTAAGCTGACCGGCGATACCAACACCAAGCAGAGATTTCAGAACGACAAGAACGGCATACGCAACACAGTGTCTGTCGGTGGTGCCACGACCGGACTTGGCGGCTCCTACCTGATTGGCGACGACCTCAACAACAGCGCCGAGGCGAACAGCGAAGCCATTATCAAGTCTACCATCGAGTGGTGGGACATGGCGTGGTATAATCGTCTGAACAATTCGAAGCCCGGTTTCGGTTGCCGCATCGTCATCGCGCAGCGCCTGTCGGAGCAGGACATCAGCGGACACGTCCTAGAGCGCGGTGTTGGCGACTGGCAGCACCTCTGCCTACCGATGCGATACGAACCAGACCGGTCATTCCACACCACCCTGGTGCCCGCCTGGGCGACCGATGATGGCATTCCGATCCAATGGAAAGACCCGCGCGAGACGCCAGGGGAACTGTTGTGGCCAGAGCGGTTCGACGAGGAGCAGGTCAGGCTGCTTGAGAAGACCCTAGGGCCATGGGCTACAGCCGGCCAGCTACAGCAGCGCCCTGAACCGGCTGGTGGCGGCGTGATCAAGCGAGAGTGGTGGAACCTCTGGCCTGACGAAGCTTTCCCGCCGTTCGATTTCATCATCGCCAGCCTGGACACCGCATACACCACGAAGCAAGAGAATGACTTCAGCGCCCTGACGGTCTGGGGCGTATGGTATGGATCAACCGACACCCGCGCCACCCGCACGGTCAATCGGTATGGCGCAAACGCCGAGGCATTGTCAGGCACCGGCACCATCGACGGTCTGCCTAAGGTCATGCTGATGACGGCTTGGCAGGAACGTCTGGAATTACATGACCTCGTGGAAAAGGTAGCAAAGACCTGCCGGACGCTGAAGGTTGACAAGCTGCTGATCGAAAACAAGGCGTCTGGCATCAGTGTGTCGCAGGAGATGCGCCGCATGTATGGCCACGAAGACTTCGCCGTTCAGTTGGTCGATCCGAAGGCGCAGGACAAGCTAGCGCGCCTCTACAGCGTGCAGGCTTTGTTCTCCGAAGGCATGGTATACGCGCCTGATCTTGCCTGGGCAGATATGGTCATCACCCAGGTCGGTCAGTTCCCCAAAGGGCGACATGACGACATTGTCGATACCGTCAGCATGGCGCTCCGTCACCTGCGCGACCTCGGCTTGCTTGTCCGCAGCCCCGAGCGTATTGCGGAGTTGAACGCAGCAAACCGGCATCAAGGCAAACCGCCACAACCTCTATATCCGGTGTAATCATGCTAAAATGCCAAGCGGCACTTGAAGACAATGGCGACGGTTCTTTCACCGTGGAAGTATGGTCGCCTGATTTGGCTGGAATTACTGCGACGTATACAGTAAAAGCAATCGCTGATAATTATGCCGCGCAAGAAGCCATCGAACGCTTTATTGCCGAACACGGCGCACTCATGAGGTAGCATATGTCGCTCGTTCCTGGCCTATCACCGAACATCCGGCTGTCTGAACCCGAACCGGGTTTGCAGCCTGCACCGATGGACGTGGTGGTGGCAGACGACGACGAGCAGCAGGATACGCCGGAATATGACGACAAGGGTGCGATCCTACGCATTGAACACCCTGATGGTTCGATCACCGTCAGCTTAGACGGAAAGCCCATTGACGAGGCCGAAAGCCGTGGTCCGAAGGGCTGGTTCGACAATCTGGCCGAGGACATCAGCGACCTCGAACTAAGCCGCATCAGCAGCGAACTGCTACGCGGCGTAGAGGACGACCTTGAAACCCGACAGGAATGGATTGAGGACCGCGCACAGGGCATTAAGCTTCTCGGTCTGAAGGTGGAGATACCCAACCTTGCCGGCGCGTCTGACGGCGCTCCTGTCGAGGGTATGTCCCGTGTCCGTCACCCGCTGCTTCTGGAGGCTGTCCTCCGCTTCCAGGCGAACGCGCGTTCGGAAATGCTGCCCACCGATGGACCGGTCAAGATCAGGGACGACAGCAACGGCAGCACCGCCGAACAGGACCAGTTGGCCGACGCGCTGGAAAAGGACTTTAACCACTACCTCACCAGCACGGCGACGGAATACTATCCCGACACCGACCGCATGCTGCTGTTGCTTGGCTTCGGCGGCACAGCGTTCAAGAAGGTCTATTTTTGTCCATTGCGCAACCGGCCTGTGAGCGAGACTGTTGACGCCGACGATCTGATCGTCAGCAACAACGCATCCGACCTCCAGAACGCCCGGCGCATCACGCACCGCGTTTCGATGAAGCCATCGACGGTCAAGCGACTGCAAATCATGGGCGTCTACCGCGACACCGAATTGTCGCAGGCTGCCGCGCCTAAGCTTGATGCCGTCAAGGAGGAGAAGGACGCACAGCAGGGCATCAGTTCCGAAACCAAGAACCCTGACGACCGCGACCGCGAAATTTACGAGATTTATTGCGAACTCGATATCGTCGGCTACGAACACAAATACAAGGGCAAAATCAGTGGCTTGGAAGTCCCGTATCGCGTCACTATTGACGTATCTTCGAAGCAAATCCTGTCTATTGTTCGAAACTACGACAAGAACGACGAAGAACTTCCTGACCCGCGTGCTAATTTCGTCAAGTATACATTCGTTCCTGGCTTCGGCTTCTACGACATTGGATTACTGCATATACTTGGTAATACTACCAACGCTATTACTGCTGCTTGGCGTGAGTTGCTTGATGCTGGGATGTATTCTAATTTCCCTGGCTTTCTGTTCGCGGATACTGGCGCGCGTCAAAACACTAACATTTTCCGCGTTCCGCCGGGTGGTGGCGCTCCGGTCAAAACCGGTGGCATGCCCATTAATCAGGCCATCATGCCTCTCCCGTATAAAGAACCATCGCAAGCCTTGATGGCGCTGGTTAATGACATCGCCACGACGGGTATGCGGATCGGCGGCACGTCTGAGCAGCAGGTCGGTGAAGGACGCGCAGACGCGCCTGTCGGCACCACCCTGGCGATGATCGAACAGGCCGCGAAGGTGCTGAACAGTGTCCACAAGCGCATGCACGCATCGCAGGCCGAGGAATTTCGGTTGCTTGCACGTTGCTTCAAGGAAAACCCGAACAGCTTCTGGCAGCGTAACAAGACACCCGCATATACGTGGGACGAGAAGGTGTTCCTGAAGGCGCTAGAGGACAACGAACTGTCGCCCCAGGCAGACCCGAACACAGCCAGTGCAGCGCAGCGTATGATGAAGCTTGCCGCGCTGAAGCAGCTACAGGCTTCTAACCCGACGATGTATGACCCGATTGCTATTGATCGTGCGTGCATCCAGGCCCTCGGCTTCTCCAACCCAGACCAGTTCATGGCTCCTCCGTCTGCCCAGGCTGCGCCACCGCCGGAAATGCAGAAGCAGATGGCGGAAATGCAGGTCAAGAAGCAGCAGGCCGACGCACAGACGCTGAAGGCCCAGGCGGACATGCTGAAGGCGCAACACCAAGCGAGCGCGCCGCATGATGTTCAGCAACAGCAGGTGGACACGCCTGTCGATCTGATGACGGCAAGGGCGAAGTTGATGGACGCGCAGACGAAGCGTCACGCCCTCGGCATTCAACAAGATGACGTCATGCAGGAAGACCGCAACCGCGCCGCCGACCGTGCCAGCCACGAAAAAATCCAGCTACTCGAACTGGCGCGCGACATCGCCTTGCATCCCCAGGCGGCACCGATTGCCGCCCCCATCGCAAAGCAAGCTGAACAGCAATGATGCAATCCCCAGACAAAGCCATCCGACGCGCTACAATGGTCGCCAAGGGGCTTGCTAAGGAGATTGGGCCACTACCTACCGGCGACCACCCAAAGCCGCCACATCCGGCTTCCATGATCCCTGGTGTGCATGTCACCGGTATGGGTGATGAGCATACCGCGATCCCCGATGGATATGCCGACGGTGGCGACGTTGGCGACATGCCGGAACCGCAGAAGACGGTGAAGGCATACAAGCTGTTCAAGACGAAAAACGGCAAGCTGTATCCGCTGTTTGTGAACGCTAATAAGCCGGTTCCTGTTGGTCAGTGGCTGACTGCCGAAGAAGGGCCGCAAGGCAAGTCACAAGGGCGTGTAAAGTCTACCCTTGGCGATCTGGCATACCGTCCTGGCTGGCACTCTGGCGACCTTCCTGTAGCCACGCACATTGGTGCCAAGTCGCATGCGGACCTGAAAGCGCCAGACACGCGACCGTCAAACCATGTGTGGGCTGAAGTTGAGCATCCGGCAGACGTCGATTGGCAGTCATTGGCTAATAGCCGCGCACGCATGAACGCCAAAGGCGAACCTATCCCCAACACCGCCCACATTACGGACCAAGTCCCGCATGGTGGCTTCTACCGCTACAAAACCAATCCGAATATGTCCGGTAATTGGCTCATCAGCGGTGGCATGAAAGTCAATCGCGTCCTAGGCGATGACGAGGTGAAGGCGATCAATGACGCACATGGCGTTGCTGACTTGCCGCGCCGGCCTGGGTTTGCCGACGGTGGCGACGTCACCAGCAATCCCAATTTTAGCCAGTGGTTCGGCAATAGCGTGACGCACGATAATGGCGTCCCGCGCACATACTATACAGGCACGTCGAAAGATAAGGACTTCACGTCATTTAACGTAGGTCGGCATGGTGCATGGTTTACGACCGATCCTCATGAAGCCAGTCAATACGCCGAGAGCAATGACAGCCAAGGGCATGTGTGGGAGAACGGCAGATTCCAGCCGACAAACACCGCAAGCCGGGTTATTCCGGCGTATTTGAAGGCAGAAAATCCATACACTGGAGAGCGGCCAGAGGCTCTAAGCCGGGCGCAAAACTACAAAAAGGCGCAGTCAGACTGGTTTGACCAGTTGCGCGCAGCCGGGCATGACTCTTGGATGCCTTCGTCGCTGAAGGGCAATCTTGCCGTCATGCTGCGGCATCCAACGCAGATCAAATCTGCCATTGGCAATAGCGGTGCGTTCGATCCTAAGCAGAAAGCCATCCACAAGGCCGACGGTGGCGACGTCACCAGCAATCCCAATTTTAGCCAGTGGTTCGGCGATAGCGTGACGCACGCTAATGGCGGCGGGGATGTTGGTGAATATCAAGGCGAACACAAAGCTCCCAGCAAAGATGACGGTTCGCCATTGCATGATGTAACCGGCGTTTATCCACCCGATGTTTATGGCCCCAATGGATTCCGTTATTACGGAGAACAAGGAAATAGTTATGACAGGCAAGCATTTAATATATTGTCTGAAGCAAAAGGAAAGCCTCATTCAAGGCATACTGTATATAGAGCAGTTCCCAAAGATAAAACTATAACAGACATTAATCCAGGCGATTGGGTTACCCTTCATCCTCAGTATGCAAAAGATCACGGCGATTCGGCTTTAAATGGAAATTATAAAATATTAAAAAAAACAGTAAAAGCAAAAGATTTATATACTTCCGGCGACAGTCATCATGAATGGGGGTATGACCCGCAACCTATAGTAAATTACGACGATAGAATTGCCGAAACCAACAAATCGCGGGTTAAATTCGGTATGCCTCTTGTGGAGAAAAAACCATTTACGATACCTGAGGTGCGCGGCAAAAACGTTGAAAGCTTTTCTAGTGGCGGGAATGCCATAACCCACGCACTATCCATTGCACGCAAAGCAATAAAAAGATGATATCGCCAAAGCTATATGGTATTTGTGTTAAACAAACGCCGGGACGCCGGTAGGAGAACGAAGACATGTCGCAAGCAACTGATCGCGCACGCGCTAAAGCACACCGGATCACCCGAACCGACCCGCAGGGGGCGAAAGTTGATGCATCCGGCTACACGCCGCCAGACGCCCTTGACGCTGACGTAAAGACCGGCATGCGACCGATCTCGCGCCGGCAGTTCAAGAAGGGCGGTAAGGTTGTCGGCGCTGTTCATGGCGAACACGCCAAACGCCACGCTGGTCGCAAGCCGCGCAAGTCAGGTGGTAAGGCCCTGTCTGCTGACAGCCTGATCAACCGCAACGCCAAAGAAGCCAACGCCGAGCGTGATGGCAGCAAGCATGTCGGCGGGTTCAACAAGGGCGGACGGGCGCATAAAATGGTCGGCGGGCCGATGATGGGTGCGCCCAACGCCGGCAGCATGGACCCGCGCGTCCTCGCGTTGATGAAAGCAAAAATGGCCGGCGGTCAGGGTATGCCGATGCGTCCGGGCGTTGGCCCGATGAAGCGTGGCGGGAAAGCCGAACACCCCGACGAACGCGAAGACCGCGCCCTGGTGAAGAAGATGGTGAAGGGGAATGCCCTGACCGGCAAGGCTACCGGTGGTCGGGCGCACAAGTATGATGGCGGCGAAGCTATGGGGACGGGTGCGGGCGATAAACCGTATCTGGCACCTGCATCGCAGAAACCGGATCTAGCCGCCCTTGCTGCCATCATTAAGGCCGGTGGCGGCAAACAGCGTCGGCGTGAAACCTATCCTGATCTGGACACGCGCCCCGATCCGAATGACCCGAATGCCCTGTGGACCGGTCAGCCTCGCAAACGCGGTGGCAAGGCCGAGCATGGTCCTGGGTGCCGTTGCCATGAATGCCATGGTGGTGTCGCCAAGAAGCGTGGTGGCAGCCTGAGCGTGTCTGACGGCGCTCTGGAGGGCACTCGTCCGACCGGTGGGCGCATGGCTCGCAAGGATGGTGGTCGCACCAAGGGCAAGACCAACATCAACATCATTATCGGCACCGGCAAGGGCATGGATAACCAGATGGGTGGCGGTCAGCCGCCGACCATGCCTCCGCGTCCTCCCGCTATGCCGGTTGCTGTTCCGCCTCCTCCAGGCGCTGGCGCTCCTATGGGTATGCCTCCTGGCGGTATGCCGCCGATGATGCCTCCTCCGGGTGCCGGCGCACCGCCTCCTGGCGGCATGCCTCCGATGATGGGGCGCAAGACCGGTGGTCGCGTTGCTGAAGCCAAGATGGAGTTCGGCGCAGGTGGCGGCAAAGGACGCCTTGAAAAGATCAAGGAATACGGTCACCGGAAGTAATTCTTCGGCCTGATTTGCATTAATACTTGGCGGGCGGTAACATAGATGTGTTACTGCCCGTTTTGTATTCCAGGACCAAGTAAATGCTCACATACAACATGCTTTTTGAGAAGGAATTGCGTAAATTACTGATTGAAACTATCGAAAGACGCAAAGACGATTTGTCCTTCGGCCACGCATTAGATTACCAAAAAGAGGTCGGAATTATTACCGGCCTAAGAACAGCCCTTGATTTATGCGATGAAGCAAACAAGCTGCTGTCCAATACTTAACCAACGCAAGTAATGGAGAACAATATGCCCTTCATGGTGATGGAGCATTCAACCGACCCTAAGCAAGCCTTGAAAAAGGAGGTCGGTAACGTCAATAACGTCGAAGTTTTCAACAATCAGGTGCTTGTTGCTGTCTATATGCGGCCTGAAAAGACCAAGAGCGGCATCTATCTGACCAGCGGCACCCGCGACGAAGACAAAATCCAGGGCAAGGTCGGTCTGGTGCTGAAGAAAGGCCCGCAAGCCTTCGTTGACCCGTCAAACAACTGGTTTGAAGGCATCGACATCAGCCTTGACGACTGGGTGTTCTTCCGCCCCTCCGACGGGTGGAGCGTGACAATCAACAACGTCGTCTGTCGCATGCTTGATGACACGAATATCCGTGGTCGCATTCAAGCGCCTGACCAAGTTTGGTAATAAGGGGGCATCAACATGGCAGACGAAAATAATATTGATGGCGTCGTTGTTGAAGAAACGCCGAAAGAAGGCGTTGAAATTCAGGTTGCAGACACAAACGAGCCTGAAACCGACTTCAATGCCAGTATTGAGCAGCTAAAACAGCAACTTGAAGCTGAAAAGCAGGCTCGTATCAACGCCGAGCGCCGCATTCACGAGGCCCAGAGCCGTGAATATGCAGCGCGCAACGAAAAGGCCGACACTGACCTTCAGTTGATCAACAACGCCATCTATACGGTCAACACGAACACCGGCATTCTGAAGTCGCACTACGCTGAAGCGATGCAGGCAGGTGACTATGGGCGTGCAGCCGAAATCCAGCAGGAAATGGCCTCCAACGAAGCCAAGCGCCTGCAACTGGAGAACGGCAAGGCGGCGATGGAAGCTGCGCCCAGGCAGGAACCGCCGCGACAGCAACCCGCAGACCCGGTCGAGGCGCTAGCATCGCAGCTTACCCCTCGCTCTGCCGAGTGGATCCGGCGTCATCCTGAGTTCGCGCGTGATCAGCGCCTGTTCAACAAGATGATCAACGCACACAACCTTGCTGTTGCAGACGGCATCCAGCCGGACACTGACGCATACTTTGCCGAGGTCGAAAGCGCCCTGAAGATCAACCGTGGCGCGGCAGCCACCCAGGCTGAAACACCCATGGAACAGACCGCAAAAGTCACGCAACAGCGTGTTTCGCCCAACGCAGCGCCGGCAGCGGCACCCGTCAGTCGTCAATCATCCAGCGACCGGCAAACGGTCGTCCGCCTGAGCGCCGAAGAACGCGAAATGGCGAGCATGATGAAGATGACGCCCGAAGAATACGGGAAAGAAAAGCTGAAGCTGAAGCGTGAAGGCAAAATCCACTGAAAGGATAGAACATGAGTGGTTCAATTACACGGCGTGCGATGAAATCCGCGCCCAAAAGCGTCCTACAACAGGCGCTTGAAACACCTGAGACTGCCGACGCACCGGTTGTGACCGACATCAAGGTTCCCGACGCGCCGCAACGTGCTGCCATGCGACAGGCTATGCGTGACGAAGACCCCCGCGCACGCGCCGCACGTCGCGCCGCCGAACTGCGCGGCAACATTGGCGACATGGATGAAGGAACTGACGAGTTCTTTATCCCGCCGCACCTCGTCCCTGACGGCTGGACGTATGAATGGAAGCGCAACACCATCCTCGGCCAGGAAGACCCCGCGTATCAAGTCGCCTTGGCTCGCAAGGGGTGGGAAGCCGTCGATGCAAGCAGACACCCTGAAATGATGCCCATCGGTTCCAAGGGCGTTGTGTCTCGCAAGGGCATGGTCCTGATGGAACGACCGAAGGAAATCACTGACGAAGTGCGCCAGATCGAAAACAAGGAGGCGCGCAATCAGGTTCGGAAGAAGGAGGAGCAACTCAACTCCGCACCTGACGGTCAATTCGGGCGCGATCATGCCCAGGTTCGATCGAAAATCAACAAAAGCTACTCGCCTATTGCCATTCCTGCCGACGAGTAAGAGCACACGAAGTAAAAGGGCCGTAAAAAGCCCTTTTATTTGCTTTTTGACTTGTGTATGTTGACGAGCAGCAGGGTTTATCCCTCCCAAATACCTCGGGGTGTTTGGTATTAGTTATCACCCGGTTTCCCATCGCCCCGGTGTGCGATGATGGAGCCTCCTTTTATGAAGGAGAACCCGTCATGGCGAATACAAACGCGCCTTTCGGTTTTTCGCAGTATTCTGGGACCGGTTCGTCCCCGACCTATGAGCAAGTGCAGCTTGCGATTTCGTCCACCAACTCTACCAACCCGCAGATTTTCTCGGGTGATCCAGTGGCGCAGCTTTCGACGGGCTACATCTGTCAGGTCGGCACCAACAGCACCACCTCGGCCAATGCCGCCGCCGCTGGTAGCATGATCGGCATCTTTGCCGGCTGCAAATACCTGTCGGTGTCGAACAAGCGCACCGTTTGGTCGAACTACTTCCCTGGCGTTGGTGACGTGAACACTGCCGCTGCGGTGACTGCCTACGTCATCACGGACCCGAACGCTCAGTTCCTTGTTCAGACTGCCAACAGCAACACGACTGCCACTGCGGTTGGCGTTTCTGCCATCGGCCAGAACATCGGCTTCGCCTACGGCACCGGCACCGGATCGAACACGAACACCCTCGGCACCACGCCGGGCAACGTGTCCACCGGCCTGTCCACCGCCTACGCCGACCAATACACGCTGACCACGCCGGGCGGCACCAGCGCCACTCTGCCGTTCCGCGTCATCGCCCTTGCCAACTACACTCCCGACGGGTCCAACCCGCTCCAGAGCATCAACGGCAATGACTTCACCTCTGCCTACAACCGGATTGTTGTTGCCTTCAATACGATGGCGACGAAGTCTGGCGTGGCCGGCATCTAACAGGGAGTAGGCACCAATGGCTGTCAATCTTTCAGCGATTAAAGACCTTCTCCTGCCGGGCTTGCGTGGCATTGAAGGCAAATACGAGATGATCCCGTCGCAATACGACCGGATTTTCACGAAGCACGACTCGAAACTGGCTCTCGAACGCACCGCCGAAATGCGGTTCCTCGGCCTCGCGCAGTTGAAGACTGAAGGTGGCCAGACCTCCTTCGACAACGGCGCTGGTGAACGGTTTATCTACAACCAAGAGCATTCTGAAATTGCCCTTGGTTACGCCATCACCCGCAAGGCGGTGGACGACAACCTCTACAAGACCCAGTTCCATCCGTCGAACCTCGGCCTGATTGAATCCTTTCAGCAGACCAAGGAAATCTACGGCGCGAACATCCTGAACACCGCCACCACCTACAACGCCAACGTCGGCGGTGACGGTGTGGCTCTGTGTTCCACGGCGCATCCGATTGACGGCAGCACCATTGCGAACCGCCCGACGACTGACGTTGACTTGAACGAGGCGACCCTGCTGAACGGCATGATCAGCATCCGCACCAACTTCAAGGACATGGCTGGCCTGAAGGTCTTCGCCCGTGGCCGCAAGCTGGTTGTGCCGCCGCAGTTGGAGCCGGTTGCGGTCCGTCTGACCAAGACGGAACTTCGCCCCGGCACCGCCGACAACGACGTCAACGCGATCTTGACCACTGCCGGCGGCTTGCCGGAAGGTTACATGATCAACGACTACTTGACGTCGCCGTATGCTTGGTTCCTGCTGACGAACATCGACGGTTTGTCCTACATGGAACGTGTCAAGTTCGAAACGGACATGCAGGTCGATTTTGTCACAGACAACCTCTTGGTGAAAGGCTATGAACGTTATAGTTTTGGTTACTACAATTGGCGTTCCATCTGGGGTAGCTTCCCGACCTCGTAGCCTTTGGTTTCAATGAGTTAGCCGAAAGTCTAAAGTATAATGGGGTATTTACAGCCTTCGTCAGTCAGTCTACATTCTCCGTCGCCAATCTTGGCGATGGAAGGATATGACATGGCGAAGGCTGTAGACTTCACTTACGAAGACTTAGCAAAAGTTCTGGATTACGACCCGCTGACAGGTGAGTTCACCTGGAAAGTGTCAGTTAGCTCCAGGGCGTTGGCTGGCGGTCTGGCTGGCGTTCGGCAACGCATGCAAAATGGCAAGGATTATCTTTCGATCACCTATCGTGGTCGAAAAATGTCTGGCGCTCAAGTTGCATGGCTGTTCCTGACAAAAGAATGGCCGGATCGTTCGGTTTTCTTCATTGATGAAAATCCAGACAATCTTCGGGCTCCAAACCTGAAGATTGCGGAACACAAAGCGATACGGATTACAGGTAAGGATGGTAAAACCAGCTACAAAATGAACACCGAACAAGCGCGTCATTATGGTTTGGCCCGTTCTTATGGGATTTCTTACACAGAATATGCAGAAATGCATGCCCGACAGGGTGGCGTTTGTGCTATTTGCGGCCTGAAAGAAACTTCCAAGTTGCCGGGGCGTAAGACTAAAGATAGCGACAGTCGAACCCGTGATCTTTCTGTAGATCACGATCATGCTACTGGAGCCATTCGTAATCTTCTCTGCAACTCCTGCAATCATATCCTTGGTGAAGCCAAAGATAACTCCAAAGTCCTCCGTGCCGCCGCCGATTACCTGGACCGGCACAGTCAAAAGGAAGCTGCCTAATGATGAACGAACAAGTATGCCGAAAGGAGCCTGACCATGGATATTAATGGCGGCGTTTATCCGAACGCCAACGGAAGCCCGATCTGGCCGGCTTCGACCTTTACTGGCCCCCTTGTGGCTGGCAACGTCGTGGCGAGCGATGGTTCCGGCACCCTTGCCGGTGTCGGCGAAACGACCGGTGCGGCGAACCTCGGCTATGCCAGCATGGTGCAGTCGGTTGTCGTGAAGCAGCCCGGTTCTGGCGGCACGGCTGTGACGACCAACATCGTTATCCCGGCGCAGAGTCAGATCACTGACATCTATGCCATGGTGACCACAACCCAATCTGCCGGCACCATGGGTATCGGTTCCAGCGCAAGCGCAACCGCTTTCACCACCGCTGGTGCCGTAAGCGTTGCCACTGCTGGTCAGATCACCATCGTGCCTGGGACCGGTTCCACGCAGATTGGCAACTGGGACAACGTCGGCAACACCGACGTGCAGATCGTTGTCACATTCGGCGCGACTGGGTCTGCCGTCGTCACCCTGAGCGTATTTTACGTTCAGGGCATCAACCTCGCGTCGTAATAGGAGGCACCCATGAAGGGTCATAAAGAGCATCACGGCGTGAAGCATTCCGCTCACCACGTCGCCCATCACACCGCTCACCACGGCGTGCATGAACTGGCGCACCATGGTGTCCATCATGCTCGCAAGGCGCGCAAGGCTGGCGGGAAGGTTGAGGACAACATCGTCGGCACCGGCAAGGGCCACGAGGCTGCTACCTACGGCTACAACGAAGCCGAGAAAGACCTCAAGGACAAGCCGGAGCACCGCCACAACGCCCACAATATTTTCGGCGAGGCGGAAGCCATGCACGAAAAGAAGCACGGTGGTCGCGCCAAGCGCAAGCACGGTGGCAAGCTTCATCACATGAAGCATGTCGGCCACGTTGAGGGCGAACACGCGAAGCACCATGCCGGTCGCAAGCCGCGCAAGTCCGGTGGCCGCGCCTCGTCCGATACTAGCCCGTTCACTTCTGCTCGCCATGGTGAGGCCGCTAAGGGCCGTCACCTTGAGCCGGAAACGATGGACTAACAAAAGGTATGCGGGGGCCTAGTGCCCCCGTAAACCATTTGGAGAAAGCCATGTCAGGCGCTTGGACACGCAAAGAGGGCAAGAACCCGGCTGGCGGTCTTAATGAACGCGGGCGGGCCTCACTGAAGGCTGAAGGCCACAACATCAAGCGCCCGGTTACGGCTTCTGAAGCCAAGCACAGCCCAGAATCGGCGCAACGCCGTGATAATTTTCGCACACGCATGTGCGGCATGAAAGAAAAACTCACTTCAGCGAAGACGGCGCACGATCCGAATAGCAGGATCAATCTCGCGCTGAAACGCTGGGATGTGAAGTGTTAAAGGAATAAATCATGGTCGGCGTCGTCAACCAATCCATCACCCGCGCTGGTCGTTATGAGCCTTTCGAACTTCAGGTGTCGCGTGGTCAGATTACGGGCCATTCATCGCTGAATGTTTTCGGATATGGCACGACTCCGGCAACCGCAGGCCTGTTCCGCACGGCTTGGGAAAACATGTCCACTACGGACTACGTGTTTCCGACCTCTGCCATCACCATGAACCTTGTCAGCACCGTGGCCGGCGATACCGCTTCGATTACGATCTCCGGCCTGGATGCAAACTACAACGCCATTTCCGAAGTTCTTGTTCTGAATGGCACGACCAATGTGCCGACGGTTAACCAATACTTCCGCATTAACAATATCTCTGTTTCCTCGGGCAGTGCGACCAATCCTTCTGGCGTGATTACGCTATCCAATACGGGCGGCACGGTGATCTACGCTCAGATCAACACGGCGACCATCAATGGTGTGACGAGCAGCGTCGGCACGTCGCAGATGGCTGTCTACACCGTCCCTGCCGGCTACTCGATGTATGGCTATCAGTTTAGCGCATATTCGTCCTTCAACGGCAACAGCGTGAACTATACGACCTACCGGGCCATCATCAACTTACCATCCGGTGTGCAGCGCATCATCCTACAGTCGCCGTTCAACACCTTCTACGAAGTTCAGCGCCACTTCCCGTTCGCGTATGCCCCTGGCACCGACATCAGGTGGCAAATCGCCTCCAGCGCGGCCACGGCTGCTGTCGTTGGCGTGAACATCGGTGGCGTGCTGGTCCTGAATGACGGCACCCTATAAGGATCAACTATGACCACCAGCGGCACATATAATTTCAATCCGTCGCTGGGCGAAATCACGCTCTACGCCTTCAATCTGTGTGGACTTCGCAACACGTCGCTGTTGCAGGAACACATGGAATCGGCTCGCATGGCGGCCAACATGGTGGCTGCGTCGTTCTCTAATCGCGGCGTGAACTTGTGGCAGGTTGATCTTGTCACAACGCCGCTGGTGCAGGGGGTTTCAACGTATGCCGTTGACCCAAGCACGGTGATGATCCTGGATGGTTATGTAACGACCGGATCAGGAACTACGGCTATTGACCGCATCATCATGCCGGTAAGCCGCACTGAATACGCCAGCTACCCAAATAAGACCCAGCAAGGTTGGCCTACAACTTTTTGGTTCGACCGCCTACTGGCACCCACCGTGACGCTGTGGCCTGTCCCAGATGGCAATGAGGTGTCGTTCAGCTACTACCGGTTGCGCCAAATCCAAGACGCCAACTTCACGTCTGGTCAAACGGTGGATGTGCCTTACTTGTGGATGGAAGCGTTTGCCTATGCCTTGGCATTCCGCCTTGCCTTGATCTGGTCGCCCGACAAAGTCCCGATGCTGAAGCCGATTGCTGACGAAGCGTATAATATCGCTGCCGAACAGAACGTGGAAAACGCAGCGACATACATCAGTCCGCAGATACAGGGATATTATAGATAATGTTAAGGCACTGCTCAAAATGCGATAAAAATTTAGATTTATCCGCTTTTGGCGTTGCGAGACAACGTAAAGACGGCATTAGTTATTGGTGTAAAAAATGCAACTGCGAGAGCGTTCGTAAAAATCGCTCCACTGTCGAAGGCGCTAAAAAACATAGAAACAGAGAAAACGCGCGCTATGCAAACCATTCTACGGGCAAAAAACAAAAATCAAAAGAATACTATTATGCTAACAAAGATAAAATAATCCAAGAATCTAAAGTGCGCTCAAAGAATAGGCGTCAATGTCCTATACATCGCCTTTGGGAAACCACACGCAAAAGGATTTGGTATCAAAAAAACCCAGCTAGGGGTGTGGCTAAAGTGTGCGCAAGACAAACGCAAAAAATGCGCGCTATGCCAAATTGGTTAACTGCAATTCAAAAGGCACAAATAGAAGAACATTATGAGATTGCTGTGGCTTTGAATATTCAAACTGGCATTAAACATCACGTTGACCATATTATCCCACTTCGAGGGGAAGGCGTTGCTGGATTGCACGTCCCTTGGAACCTGCAAGTGATTACGGCATTTGAAAATTGCTCTAAAAGAAATTCTTTAGTAGAAAGTTATTACAGATGAGGCCACATGGCAGGGCGAGGGTAAGCGCCCGCAACCCCCGCGCCTTTGCCATCTGTGACCGGTGTGGCTTCCTCTACAACCACGTAAACCTCAAGTGGCAGTTTGATTGGCGCGGTTCCACGCTGCAAAACCTGCGTTTTCTGGTTTGCAACCGCTGCTATGATACTCCGCAAGAGCAATTACGCGCCATCATTGTGCCGGCAGACCCTACGCCCATCATCAACGCGCGTGTTGAGCCTTATTCGGTGGATGAAACTGATTACAGGACGGCATCCGCGCCGACTGTGTATGACCCTATCACCGGCATACCTATCCCACCTGCGGTAAACATCGTCACCCAGGACGGTAACAACGCGACAACGCAGGTGATCGGCAACCCGAATGGTCTTGAGCAGGGCGCGGTGATGCCCCTTGTCGGCACGGTGACGTATGGAGCCAAGATACCTGCCCTTTCGGTTATTTCGAATGGCACGACCACGGTTTCCGTCACATGCAGTTCAGCGCATGGCCTGTCAAACAATAGCCAAGTATCCATCGAAGGTCTTTCGATCAATAATGCCGATGGATTCTATTCAGTAACCGTGACTTCAGCTACAGCCTTCACTTACTCGACCTATTCTGCTATTCCATCTGGGTCGCTTCTGACCAATACGACGAATATTATTACCGCCTTGGTCGGATTGCCGTATAACTACGCCCAGATACCTCAAACGGGACCGTAAAATGGCTAACATCACCATTCCAAACCTCCCGTCAGCCATTGCACTGACTGGCAGTGAGCAGGTTGAGGTTGTCCAGTCGAATACGTCTGTCCGCACGACGACGCAGGCCATTGCCAATCTCGCCACGGTCAACGTCAACGCCATTACTTCGCTCACCATCAATAGCCCGCTCTATGCCAGTGGCAGCAACCCGATCATAAGCACGGGCAGTATTGGCCTGAGCAGCAATGGCGTCACCAACAACTACCTCGGCACCATGCCGACGCTGACGCTGAAGGGCAACAACACCGGTTCGACAGCAGCGCCGACTGACCTGTCTGTTGCTAGCGTTATGACGATGCTTGGCGCTGCACCTCTGGCGTCTCCTACGTTCACTGGCACGCCAAGAGCGCCGACGCCGGCCACGTCCGACAACTCGACGCAAATTGCCACCACGGCCTTTGTGAAGGCGCAGGCGACCGCGTCTGGCACCGTCACCAGCATCACAGCAGGAACCGGCCTGTCTGGCGGGACGATCACGTCTGCCGGCACGATTGCCCTGGCAAACACCACCGTCACGGCTTCTTCGTATGGTTCGGCGTCATCTGTCCCGACGTTCACTGTTAACGCGCAGGGGCAACTGACGGCGGCTTCTAACACTGCCATCGCCATTGCTTCGTCTGCCGTATCTGGCTTGGTGGCGTCGGCCACCATTGACGCGACAAACGCCACCAATATCACGACAGGCACATTGCCTTCAGGGCGTCTCACAGGCTCATACACGGGCATTACTGGCGTCGGCACACTGACTGCCGGGACGTGGAATGCAGCCACTGTCAGCCCTGGATATGGCGGCACGGGCCTTACGGCTGCACCCTCCAACGGTCAGCTTCTGATTGGTAATGGCTCCGGCTATGCGCTCAACACCCTGACTGCCGGCAGCAACATATCCATCACCAACGCCGCCGGGACGATCACCATTGCAGCTTCTGGCGGGTCTGGGACCGTCACCAGCGTCAATGTCAGCAGCGGGACGACTGGCTTAACTGCCACGGGTGGTCCGATCACCACTGCCGGGACCATCACGCTCGGCGGCACGCTTGCTGTGGGAGCGGGTGGCACCGGCCTGTCGGCATTCACCGCCGGGAATCTGGTTTACGCCTCTGGCACCACGACCTTGGGTAGCCTCGCCCTTGGCACCAATTTGTCGATCACGTCCGGGACTCTGAACGCTTCAGGTGGCGGCGGCTCTGGGACGGTCAGCGCCGGGACTGCCGGTCAGCTTGCTTACTATGCGTCTACCGGGTCAACTGTTTCCGGCCTTGTCGTTGGTTCTGGTTTGTCGCTGAGTGCGGGGACGATTAGTGCAAGTGGCACGTCAGGCGTGGCGACCTTCCAGACGTCACTGACGGGCCTAACGCCGTCCACCGCCACGACTGGTGCGGTCACCCTCGCCGGAACGCTTGGCGGTGCTTCTGGCGGGACTGGCGTCAACAATGGCACGAACACTATCACCATCGCCGGCAACGTCACGACCGTAGGCGCATTCCCGCTGACCGTGACCACGACCGGGACGACATCGGTAACTATGCCGACCACTGGCACCCTGACGGCGCTGGGAAACGCCACAACCGGTTCTGGTTCTATTGTCCTGGCGACCAGCCCGGTGCTGGTCACGCCAACGCTTGGCGCTGCCACGGCTACCAGCGTCAACGGTCTGACGATCAGCAGCACGACGGGCGTTCTGACGCTTGCAAGCGGCAGCACCCTGGCGACGTCAGGCGCGTTCAGCACCACGTTCACGGCAACGGGTGCTACGACCCTAACGCTACCCACCACCGGCACCCTGGCGACCACCGCAAACACCGTTGCATCGCTTGGCGGCACGACCGGAACCATTACCCTCGGAACGGGCCTGTCTATCACCACTGGCACCCTTAACGTGGCGAACGGTGCGACTGGAACAGTGACGAGCGTGGCTGTCAGTGGCGGCACGACCGGCCTGACGACCACCGGTGGACCGGTTACGGGTGCTGGGACGATCACCTTTGCCGGCACGCTTGCTGTCGCCTCGGGCGGAACGGGCGTCACGACAAGCACAGGGTCGGGCGCCAACGTCCTCGGGACCAGCCCGGTGCTGGTCACGCCGACCCTTGGGGCTGCCTTGGCGACTAGCTTGAACGGTCTTGGTATCACCAGCACAACCGGCGTGCTGACGATTGCCAATAGCAGCACCCTGGCAACGTCTGGCGCATTCAGCACGACATTCACCGCGACCGGTGCCACCACGCTCACGCTCCCGACCAGTGGCACGCTGGCCACGACCGGGAACACCGTGGCATCCCTTGGCGGCACCACTGGAGCCATCTCCCTCGGCACCGGCCTGTCCATTACCACCGGCACCCTCAACGTGGCCAACGGCGCGACAGGCACCGTCACCAGCGTGGCTGTCAGCGGTGGCACAACCGGCCTAACGACATCTGGCGGGCCAGTCACGGGCGCTGGCACTATTACACTCGCCGGCACCCTGGCTGTCGGCTCTGGTGGCACTGGCGTCACAACAAGCACCGGATCGGGTTCCGTTGTTCTTGGGACTGGACCAACGCTGTCGTCGCCGGTCATCGGCACAATCGTGAACACCGGCACGTTGACGCTACCGACTAGCACCGACACGCTTGTGGGCCGGGCAACGACCGACACGTTGACGAACAAGCGCGTCACGCCTCGGGTTGGCACCGTCACCACGACCGGCACGGTCACACCGACCGGCGATAGTTCCGACCAGTATGAGGTCATCGCCACCGGCACCTTGACCATCGCCGCACCTTCTGGGACGCCGACTGACGGCCAGAAACTGATGCTGCGCATCAAGAATAACGGCACCGTCACCGCGCAGACGATCACTTGGACGACGACATCCGGCGCGTATCGCGTGATCGGCGCGACTTTGCCGACCGCCACTCCCAGCAACGCCACAACGGGTGTTGCATATGTCGGGTGCGTGTATAATTCTGCCGACTCCTTTTGGGACGTGCTGGCCGTGGGGACGCTGTAATGCTGCGAGTTGCCATCGTGGAGAACGTCACGAACATCGTGGACAACATCGTTGTTGCAAATTCTCTGGACGATTGGGGCCAGCCGGGGACTTTTGCCATTGACGTAACCGATGGCCCACCGTGCGCGCCCGGCTGGATTTACGACCCCGCCACCGGCTTGTTCACTGATCCGAGCGCGTAATGGCAACCAAAACAGTCGTTTATACGACCAGCAACACCTCCACTGGCTACACTATGCCAGCGGACATGAACGCATCGAAGCCGTTCCAGTTGATCGCACTGGGGGCTGGCGGAGGGGGCACAGTCGGTGGTTCGACTGGGGCCGGCGGTGGCGGATCGGGTGCGGCTGCATTCACAAGCAACGTGTATGTCACCGCTCCGATCACGCCGGGACAGACCAAGATATACGTCTCGATTGGCGCTGGCTCCAGCGGTGCGGCAGGCGGTGCCACCTGGGCCAATATCGGCACCAACGCCAGCCCTGGAACCGGGTCTACCGGAACCAGCGGAGTTCTGGCGGCTGGCGGAGGCGCGGCATCTGCGGCAACGGCGGGGGCGGGGGGAACAGTAGCAAACAGCGGCGGTGCGGCAACACTCGCCGGATCTGCAGGCGGTGCCGGGCAAACCTCACAAAACAACAATCGCGGCGGTGGCGGCGGCGCCCCCATAATCACTCCCGGTGGTTTTGCTAACTCGGGGGGTGCTGGTGGTGCTGGTTACGCATCTGGGTCTGGCGGTTCTGGCGGCGGCGGCGGCGGCGGTACCTCGACGGCCGGGGGCGGCAATAATGGTTCCAACGGAAGCAACGGCACGTCAACGGCTGGCGGCGCCGGTGGAAACTCAGGTTATTCGAGCGGTTTTGGTGGTGCTGGTGCAACATCATCCACGCCGGCAGGAAACGGCACGACTACCCTCGGCGGCGGCGGCGGCGGCGGGTTCCGTACCACCAACACTGTCGGCGGCTCTGGGACCTACCCAGCCGATTTCACTGACTCATCCACAAGTGTGTCTGTTGGCGCTGGTGGCGGCAACGGCGGCTCCGACACGACTCAGCCGGGGCAGGCACCCTACGGTGCCGGTGCGGGTGGCGCGGCTTCAGGAAACTCGATTGGTGGCAACGGCTTCGTCGTCCTCGTCTACACCAACACCAACAACTTCTTTTTCATGTTCAGGTAGACCGCCACCGCGAACCAAGATAAAACGTCTTTGCTTCTACCACCAACCAAAGAGGTCACAATGTCAATCCTCGTCACCATCGAACACACCGTCGAAGAACTGAACTCCATCCTGATGGCGCTTGCCGAACGCCCGTTCAAGGAAGTCGCCAATCTGATCGTCAAGATCAAGAGCATGGCGGAAGCGCAGATGGGCGTGACGCCGGAAGCGCCGCAAGCGACCGTCACCGCCGATGCACCTGCTGCACCGGCATCCGAAACCCCTGCCGCCTAAGAGGCCAAAATGGACGTGCAAACCACCATTAACCTAGTCGGGGGAGCCATCTTGGCTGTCATTGGATGGTTTGCACGTCAACTCTATCAATCCGTCAAAGACTTACAAACAGATATTAGAAAAATCGAAGTATCATTGCCAACAAGTTATGTGTCAAAAACAGACTTCAATGATACAATGCGGGAAATCCGCAATATGTTCGAAAAGATTTTCGACAAACTGGATAACAAGGCCGATAAATGACCACTTCTCCGGCCACGACACCTCTGACCTACAACGGCTACGTCACCCAGGTGGCGACGATGGCCATTGTGAACACGACGACGTCAAGCGGTGTTGTTGTCGGTGTCGATGCTGCGTTTAACGCCATTATCCCGCAGATGCTGAATTACGCCGAATTGCGCATTCAGCGTGATTTAGACCTTTTCCCAGCCATTTCGAGCAACACTAGCTACACACTGACTGCCGGCAGCAATTTGCTGACCTTGAGTATCAACGATTTCGTCACCTTGCAGACCATTTCTATTGTTTCTGGCGGCGCGACCTATCCCTTGCTGCCCGTTTCCAAGCAAGTTCTGCAAAATGTCTACGGGGATACTGCATACACGGCGATGCCGGCATACTTCGCGCCATACGGCGGCGACGCAGCCACATATGGCAACACGTCCCAGATTTACATCGTAGGCCCATACCCGGACCAATCATATCCGGTGACGCTGACTGGCTTGGTCCGCATGCAGACCCTTGCTGTCAACGCTACGACGGCCCTGGCGAACACCGGAACGACGTTTATCAGCACGTATCTGCCTGATATGCTGCTCCAGGCATCTATGATTTATATCAGCCAGTTCCAGCGCAACTTTGGCCCAGCTTCGAACGATCCTCAAATGGGTCCGACATACGAGGCGCAATACCAAACCCTTCTGAAGGGTGCCCAAGGCGAAGAATACCGCAAGAAATTCGAAGCTGCTGCTTGGTCATCTAATTCTATTTCGCCTGTCGCAACGCCGACCAGGGGGTAAATCGTGGCACATGCCTCGCTTAAACTCATCCCAGGCGTTGACGTAAACAAGACACCCGCCCTTAACGAGGCGGCTATTTCTTCCTGTAATTTGATTCGTTTTGTCCCAGACAGAACGGGCTTAGGTCTTGCGCAAAAGTTAGGAGGGTGGACAAAATTTTTTCCAACCGCCATGCAGACCATCACCCGCGCCCTATGGGCATGGGAAGATACCAACTCTAATCAGCATTTGGCTGTCGGCAATGAGGCCGCAGCGTCCTCCTATCAGGCACAGCTTGCCGTCATCACCAACGGCAACTTAATCGATATCACGCCGCGCACGATCACGACGAACCCTGCTGTCAACTTCTCCACCGTGACCGGCAGCAATGTCGTCACCATCGTTGACGCCGGCATAACCACAACAAGCTACGATTCGGTGTTTATTTCGACACAGATCAGTGTCGGCGGCTTAGTCCTGTTCGGGTTTTATCCCGTGACGGTTGTTAGCGGGACGACATACACCATCAACGCCGTTGACTTATTCGGCAACCCCCTGACTGCCACATCTACTGTGACTTCTGGCGGTGCCACGCCGCAATTTACCACAGTATCCGGGACTGGTCTAACGACCGTCACCCTAGCCAATCATGGGTATTCTGTTGGGAGTAGCTTTCCAATAAATATCCCCGTAAGTGTCGGCGGGATAGTATTGTTCAGCGACTATAATGTATTGACTGTCCCAAGCAGCAACACATTCACAATACAGGCAAGTAATACTGCGACGTCATCCGCTTCTGTATTTATGAACAGCGGAAACGCAAACTTTGTTTATTATATTGGCTTTGGGACTGTCCCTGCTGGGACTGGCTACGGTATTGACGGATATGGCTCTGGTGGATATGGCACGGGTGCCGGCATCGTCCCGACTACGGGCGTGCCTGTCTACACAAATGATTGGACCCTGGACAACTGGGGCGAAATCCTGATCGCATGCCCGACGCCTGAATTTGATGTGGACTTCAACAGCGCCACCATGAGCGGAACTGGCACCACGGCAACCATAACCTTTGCCAGCACCTACGTCATCCCGGTCGGAAATATTATCTCCATCAGCGGCGCGACTCCAAATGCCTATAACGGAACCTTCACAGTCACCGCTTCTGGCCCTGGCACCATCTCTTTTGCCAGCACCGCAACCGGCGCACAAACGTCAGCGGCACTCATCCAATCTATCGACCCGGCTTCTGGGCCTATCTTCCAATACGACCCGACATCAGGGCAGCCGATTGCCACGGTTATCCCCCAGGCACCGCCTGTCAATGACGGCATGTTTGTGGCTATGCCACAACGCCAGATCATTGCTTGGGGTTCCACCTTTAGCGGCATTGCTGACCCCCTTTTGATCCGCTGGTGTGACGTTCAAAACTACGGCGCATGGATTGCCCAAAGCACCAATCAAGCCGGCTCTTTCCGTATCCCAAAAGGTTCAAAGATCGTTGGATGCATCCAAGGTCCGCAGCAGGGTTTGGTGTGGACGGACCTTGCCGTGTGGTCGATGCAGTATATTGGACAACCCTATATCTATAGCTTCAACGAGATTGCCGCCGGTTGCGGTATGATCGGTCGAAAGGCTGCCGGATCGTTCAATGGCGTCGTCTATTGGATGGGGCAGAGCCAGTTTTTTTCGCTGTCCGGTTCTGGCGTTCAGCCCATCCCATGCCCCATCTGGGACGTGATCTTCCAGCAAATCGACATGTCAAACGTCAACAAGATCAGGGTGGCTGTCAATTCCCGCTTCAATGAAGTGGCGTGGTATTATCCGACCACCACCAGCAATGGCGAAGTGGCTGCCTACGTCAAGTATAACACAGTCATAGGGCAATGGGATTACGGCTCCCTTGGCCGGTCTGCCTGGATTAACGAATCCATCTTCGGGCCGCCTATTGGTGCTGACCCCGTAAGCAAATATATCTATCAGCACGAGACGTCTACCGACGCCGATGGCAACGCGATGAACTCGTTCTTCCAGACTGGCTACTTCGTCATCAATGAAGCCGACAATAAGGCCTTCATCGACCAAGTGTGGCCAGACGCCAAGTGGGGCTACTATAACGGCACCCAGAGCGCGCAGTTG